ATTTTATCATATGATCCTGCTGCTTTATCTCCTTCAATAATATCGTCTTTTGCACCTGCACGGTTTACTTGAGAAACAGACCAAATAGGTAATTGTAATTCTCTAGCAAGGGCTTTAGTGCTAATATAAATATCATCTATTTCATCTTTACGCTCACGATTATTTTTCTTTGAACGAAGGAGATCTACATAGTCAATAATTACTAAATCAGGTTTAAAATCTTGATCAATACATTTTTTAATATGTGATTCTATTGTTGTAATTGATGCCTTTCCTGGTGAATATTCTTTAATAATTAATTGTCCTTGTAATTCTGCAATTACTTCTTCTACATTAGTTCTATATTTCTTTTCTGTAATTCTATTTACTGGGATATTTGTAAAGAAAGAGTCATAACGGCGTCCAACATAATCTTCTCCTAATTCAAGAGTGTAATGCAAAACATTATAACCCATTTTAACAGCATAACCACCTAATGCAACAAGAGTCCATGATTTACCACCACCTGGGTTTCCAAAAATTAAACCAAAATCGCCATTTCCTAATCCACCTTGTAATAGAGTATTAAAAGCATCCCAAGGACAAGGTACTACAGTTCTATGATCTTCTCTATAACGAGATTCAACTTCTTTGTTATACTCATGACCTACATTTTTGTCTTGTCCCGATTTTAATGCGTTATCAATTAATGAACGAATAGTATCATAATCTCCGGCATTAAGGAAATTAACGCTGCTTAACAACGCTGTTTTTAATTGTTGGTTTTTACAAAAATTTGAAAATTCTTCTTCAATATATTTTAAATCTTCATCGGATGCTTTATAAGCTTCACGAAGTTGTTCTTTAACTGCTACTTGAAGTACTTCATTATCAATTTTTTTCAATTCTACTTTCAACACATCCATTGAAGGACAAGTATGGTATTTTTGATAATATTTTAGGATTTCTTTAATAACCCATTTGTGTGCTTGATTGTCAAAATATTCTTCACTAAGAACATCATGGATATTCAATAAGAATTCCTTATGTGTTAATAATGATGATAATACTTTAATCTGGAATCCAATCCCATATTGGGATAAATTGCTTAGTGTCATATAACTTATTTATTAAAACTGTTTAATACTTTAAATGTGTCGTTAACCCAAAACTCAACGTTTTTGATTAAATGGCCCAAACCATCATCGTGGTAAAATCGTAAAAAGGCCTCAGTATTCAAAACTAAAGTATCATCTTCGGCAAATGCCTCTAAAAACTCTTTATCATTATCATCTAATAAAGGTTTCTTTAAATTCATGATTTTATAATTTTGCTCTAGTCTATCACGCTCAAAAGCGATACGAGCATATACCACGTGTTCTTTATGTTTTTGTTCAGAAATTTCGAATAATTCATCTAGTGTTAATACTCGTTCAGCCAACTCAGGAAATTTCTTCATTAAACCTTTTGCTCCCAACCCTTTTACTCCTGGGATTTTATCAGAATTATCTCCTAATAACATTTTATACAAAATAAAATTATCGGCTAATACACCGAATTTTTCTTCAACGGTGGATTTGGTGTAATATTCCCGTTCTATCGGTCTATACACTATAACATCGTCATTAATTAATTGTATAAAGTCTTTATCAGACGATACTATAAAACATTTAGAATTATATTTTTTAGGTAAAATATCACTATAATAAGCAATAATATCATCTGCCTCTGCTTTATCAATTGCAACTGTTTTAACAGGTAGACATTTTAGATAATGAGCGATACGTACAATCTGAGTGATTTTAGCATCATCTTCATCTTCTAAATCTTCAAATACTTCCCAATTTGTAATTCGAGCCAGGTTACGACCTGACTTGTACTCTGGGAGTAGGTTCTTCCTATTTGTGGAAGAACCCATTCCGTCGAATACTACAAATACTGATGTTGGTTGGATTTGATTAATTAAGGATCCTAATGAACGCATAAAACCACCTAAACCTCCTACATGTACACCCTGAGAGTTTACAATGTTCATCATGGCAAAATTTCTAAAAAATAAATTTAAACCATCAATAAGGAGTACTCTATCGTATCTATTTGAGGAGGGTGTTTCCTGCTCCTCTACTAGATTGTCAAGGAGTTTAAGTAATTCGTTTCTTTTCATATTAATCCGGTTCTTGTGTGAAGATATTTTCAGGTTCAAAATTGTCTTGTTCCTCAAAAATGTCGAAATCCATACCTCCAAGTACTTTCATCCATTCAGATGCATGTGCATCTTTGTATGCTTTAAGTTCCTTATCAGTATCGTTAATGAATCCGTGTGGAGTCATAATAATTTTTCCTCTTGATTGTACACCATTAATGTGGTTTTTATCAATTTGGATGTTTGTACGTTTAGCAAATTCAACTTGCTTACCATCTTTAATCGCTTTGATTTTAGATGTACCTGCATTTGAAATGTTACCAAATGTTACTACGAATGTAGCATCAAACCACATTGCAAATCCACCTTTGTTCATCAACTTTGGTTGACCCATTGGTACCTCTGCTTTTGCAGTCCATACTTTATTAACACATACTAATGTATTAGTGTATGGTGATGATTCTTTACGTGATAACGTCATTTTCTGGTTAACATTGTTACCAAATTGGGTTGACATTGCTCCAGCATTCCATTCATTATTATTTTTATTTGATTTTACAGACATTTCACAAGGAATTGATCCAATTGAATCCCATAGGAACAATAGATCATAAGGTAAATTACCTTTTTTCTGTTCATCTAATAAATCTAAAACAAATGCTGCTACGTCTTCAATAGTATGTAATGTTTCACGGTCAACATAGATAAAGTTACCTTCGTAATTTAATACTTCACCTGTTTCTTCGTCTACAATTTCATCTACATGAAGACCCATTTGAACAGCATGTTCCCAATTCCATTTCATCTCAGTTACAATAAACACAGGTAAAACTCTCATTTTCTGAGCTGAAACCGCTGCTTCAATCATAGCGGTTGTTTTACCTGTATCACTGTGTCCGCGAAGAAGTACAATGTGGCCCATTGGAATACCTGGTACTGAGGTTACATCCTGGAATGCAGGGCTCAGTGGGATCCATTTTTGCTCTTTAAACTTTACGTTTGAATTAAGCATTTTCTTTTCCTTAAACTTAGTTAAATCAAATTTAGATTTAAGTTCAGAGGAGAGAGCAGCCGTTAGCGATTCGCTTTTTTTACCTCTTGCCATGTGTGTTTAGATTAAAATGGTAAATCGTCGTCTTCTTCAAATAAAGCATCAAATTTATCTGCTTTACTTGCTTGTTCTTTTACCGGGGTTTTGATTGAATAAGCTTTAGAAGGTTTTTCAACAACAACTTCTTCTTTTTCATCATCAATAATAGCACCTTCTTCATACTCATCTTCAGGAGTCAACCATTCTTGAAGTGCTTGCTTCATTTCATCATATGAGTATTTTTTAAATACTTCCATAGGGTTAGGTTGATTGTCCAACAATGCTTCGATAGTTGCTTTGTCTTCAGCCAATAAAGTTTCTTTAACTTTAGGCATAATAGTTGTTTTGTTGTAGTTTGTACCTGTTACTTCAGGACCTACAGTAGTCAATGTAATATCACGACCATTCATTACGTCTGTGAAATCACCTACATCCTCGTTATCTGCAAGATTCAAGAAATCCATATACAATTCCTTACCAAATTGCCACAACTTAACACCTTCAGATTCTTCGCCACGTACAAGTACAGGAACAAAAATACGCATTTTAGGATCAAGTTTTTTAGCTAAACGCCAGTTTTCCTTGTCGCTAGTAGTACGCAATTGTTTTGCAAATTCTACGATTGGATCTTTTTCACCAAAGTTAATTGGAGACACCATAGTGTTTTTTCCAATACCATAATGGAAATACATTTCGGTGAATGGGTTTTTCTTGTTGTACTTGGAAGGTACTACACGGACTATTTGTTTACCTACTGAGGGTTTCCAAAAGACAGATTTTTTTTCTCCGCCGCCTTTACCGGATTGTTTTGACTGCATTGCAGACAGTCGGTTTCTCATTTCATTTAAATCCATAACTAATCAATTAATGTTTGTAACATAAATATAATAACCATTTTACCGATTACCAAATTAAAGTTCAATAATCTTGTAAACTTTTGTATTAAGTTGTTTAAGGTCCCCATTCTGGGTTAGGAGAATACAATTTTGATAGTGTTGCCAGTTAACTTTATAGTTAGTATCAACTACTCCACCATTTAATTTTTTAATTAAATCGTTTAGGGCATTAATTGTATATAGGGTATTTGTTTCTTTCTTGCGATGTACTAGAATCGTATTTAAAGGAATGTTACTTACATTAGCTTGTTCAACATTATATGTAATAACATATTCACCTGTGCTTTTGACAAATAAAACAAACATTTTATTGTACATAATTGAATATGCTTTCGATATACTCGTAACCATATCTTCAAGCACATCCTCATCCACGAACGTACAAAATAACTTGTTGTTCAAATCTTTAGTATTTAGTTGGGTTTTCTCCCAATAAATATTATAATGTGTGTCAAAAGTCATAACTGCGTCCATTTTTAACCTTTATTTTAAGTTTTCTTTTATCAAATATATTTTTTATATCTTCCATCAAATTTTCATCCGCAGCATAATCAAATAAAAAACTATCGTACGTATATAATACTATTTTAGTTTTCTTGCCTTTCAACAATTTATGGATATCCATCAAGATACAAACATTGGTTGCTGTTTCCAAGTTTTGTAAAACATAATTAAACAACTTTTGTGGATTCATGTTATCCAGCTCACTCTTTTTAAAGCAATAACTTGAACCCGGTACGATAACTTGACCGGAGTTATTAAACTCATCCCAAGTTATTGTTATAAATTTCTTTATTTGTTGAAAAAATTCAAGGTGCTCATATTCCTTAAATACGCCTCCGTATAGTTGTTTAAACGTAAGTTCTTTAGCTTCTTTATAACTCGTTCCATACATGTCGGCAAAGACTTGGTGAACATCCTGTCCATCAAAATCAAAGGAAACCAAATTGGCAGCAAGGTTAGGATGATATGCACTAATATCGAGCTCAATAAATTCATCGTTTTGTGGTATGAAGCTCTTTCTAGCGCCCGACTCTTTATTTAATGCTGCAAAGTTAACGCCATTAAAAGAGTTACTTGGTCGTTTTGTTGTTGTAAAAAGGTTATAATGTGTAAAAACCTTATTGCTACCAACTGAATAGAGTGGATTAGTTGGTTTGAAGTGTTGATTAAAAACTGTTTCATCTATTTTTATCCCGTTATTTTCGATTCCAAAGAATGCGAGTGTTGTTTTGTTGTTATAAAAATCATAATACTCCGGTAAATCTTGAGTAAAATGTTGTTTTACTTTATTATAAATATTTTCACAATACTCATAATGTTTAACTACCGGCACAATCTTGTTGATTTCTTTATTGTCCGGATACTTGTTATAAAAATATGTGTGAGTTGGTGTTGGGTCTTGTATATACGGAGGAGTAAGTATGTTTACGTCGCGCAAGCCCTTAATTTGAAAATAATATAGTGCATTTTTTTTATCACGCACCCACAACCATTCTATATTGTGTAATAACGCATCTATATGCGTTTTACTAACGGATAATGTCTCGCTGTGGGCGACACATAACATATACCCTTTTTGTTCTATAGACGGTCTAAAATATATTAAAGACACATCATTAAGTGTAGGATGTATGTTATTATGATAAGGAATTATTTCAATGAATGCCTCCTTATATTGTTTATTTATCAAATATTCAATTTGATTTTGAGTCTCTATTAACCAGAACATTTATTATAACCATTTTGTAATAATATAAAACCTATTTATAAAATATCCAAGTTTAGCTTTGATAAAATTTAATATAATTTTCTCTTAAAAATAAAGACAAGCCATTAAAACCATTTTTTTCTTCTAATTTAACTATTCTTCTATTAGTGTTAAGTACTTTTTCTATATTTCCACTAATTTGCCAAGGTAAAGCTACTGTTTTATATAATTGCCATAAATACTCATCATTGTGGGAAGACATATTGTCAAAAGTCTTTTTATTTATTTCAATAAATTTTGAAGCATTAACTTGTTTAGCAAAATATCTTGTAAAGTATCCTATCTCATATTCTTGACTAGTAGGTTCTGGGTAAAAAGGGATGGGTACTTGTTTATTTGTAGGAATTTCGTCTAGGTTTTGAATGTAAGTATTAACAGATCCTGTACTTACAAACGATGTTTGGATTTCAGTAAATAGTCCTTGGGTTGGGATAGGTACTAAGTCTAATGGGTCTATTAATTCATCAGGATATTGTCTTGCTTGTGGAGTAGCTCCTAAATATCTTTGTCCTGTGGATAATTTATAATAAGGGCCTACATATGGAGATAAATCCGATGCCTTAACCAACTCTCCATTAGAGAATAAATCTGTTTGGATTTTTGTTTTAGGATAGTAAGGCATTTAATTTATTGTTGGTTTTGAATTGAATATTTTCTATTAGAACTTACTGTAAGACTTTCAATTTTAGTTTCCCATTTATTATCTTTAATAGAATGAGAAATACCTTTAATTAAAAAATCAATAACTCCAGTTTTATTACTAGCTGTGTTGGGTCTATAACTATAAGGAAGAATTTGTTCTGTAATTGAAAAACGCTCATAATTTCTCATACCTGAAAGTCCATCCATAGAAAGGGATAAATTAAAAGGAATAAAAAATGGTGAGGGCATATTACCTTCCAAAGCATCGTTACCTGTTAGATATAAAGCAATATCTCTATTTGCTGATCTAATAGAATCAATAGTATCTTTAGAATAAAATTTATCTTTATATAAAGAATTTATAACTTTTTGAACTGCTTGTAAATTTTGTTGAAATATTATTTTAGGATCTGCTTTACCTGTTTGTGCTCCTTCAATACTATCTTTATCTAATTTTAGAGTAATTAATCTATCTGTAAGACCTTTATTTAGTTTAGATAATCCAGTAGCATTTTCACCAACTATGTTTCCAGAAGCTTGAGCTGAAATTGTAGCCATTGCTGCCATATTAGGGGGTAATTGGACTTGAAAATCTACATTTTTTATAAAACTACCGTAAGGTGTATTTTCTGTACCTATTCCATATACTTGGAATACCGCCATTTCATTTCTTTTTTGTTCAGCTGCGTTTATTAATTCTTCAACTCTTTCTATACTGCTTCCTTCAATAATTTTTAATTTATTTGCTTCAGCATCAAAAACGGGTTCTAATTTATTAACATTTCCAAGGGCATCATTTATATCATTAAATAATGATGTTAAAAAATTAAGTAAACTAGTTTTTCCATTGGCGTCTGTATTTTTATCAACACAACCTGCGGCATGATCTAGATTAACATATAAATTCATTAATTTAGCAGCATATTGATTGTTTGGATCATTTACAAAATAAGGTGAAACTGCTTGTAAATCACTAAGAACATCCCATTTAATTTCTGTAGGAGTTGATTTTCCATCTTTATCTACAACTGAAAAGGTATTGTTGTATTTACTTGGTATCACACATATTTTTGGGTCTGCTGAAAATTGTGCTGGGAATCTTAAACAAAAATTATTTTCAACCTCTGTATCTATTTCAAATATAGGATTTGAAGATGGAGGAGGTGTTTGTGATCCTGTAGGGGTTTGAATAACAGTAGTGTCTGATTGGGGTTGGTCGTTAGTTTTAAATGTTATAGCGTTTGGATCATATTTTTTAGTAGAATCATAAACTAAAAGGTTATTTTGAATCCATTCTAATAAATAACCTAATCGTACATAATAAAAATTTAAACTTAATTTTGAAGTTCCTGTAGATGAAGGATTTGAAGAATCTGCGGTAAATGTAAGTTTATAAAGATTACCTTTATTTCCTCCTGCTATTGCTTCTTGTCTCCAATTATATAATTGAAGATTTAAAATAGTTTTATTTTTTGTTTCTACGGAAGTTATAGGAGATAAAGAACGAATTTCTTCATCTCGTTTTAATTTTTGAGAAGCAGCATCTAAACCTTTTCTTTTAGCTTCATTTTCTTTTTTCTTTTTTTCTGCTTCTTTTTGAGCATCTTCTTCTGCTTTTCCTAGATTTTGTTTATCAATAGAATTAATAATTGAAATAATCTCGTTAGCTTGCTTTATAAGATATTTTTTATCAGCTTCATATATTTCATCCCATCGAACTTCAGGTTCTTCACGTATCCATGTAGATTTCCAACTGTAAACATCTGATTTGAATTGGGTGATGGTATCTTTGGCGGAGGTGTTTGAGTTTTTGTCTGCGGAAACTTGAATGTTTAAAGTTTTAGTAGTTCTTTTTATATTTCTACTAGCTTCTATAGCTTCAGCATCATTTAAACCAATATCTCTTTGTCTTGGGAAAAGATTTGCTCTATTTTTTATATTTCTTATATAACCAGCTATTTTATCATTAGCATTTTTTACTTTTTCTTGGGTTGTTGCTCCAACGGCTTGAGCAGTTCCATCTATTTCTTGGTCAGCAGCATCTATAGCTTTATATTGGCTATCTATATTTGCTTGTTTTTTAGCAGCTAATTGAGAAGGGGTAAGTTCTGTTTTATTAGTAACAATTCCTGCTTTGTTAATTTTAAGAGATTCAATTATATCTCCTAAACCTACTAAATTTAAATCAATATCGTATGAACCATCATCATTAAATTTCCAAGTAAAATTAGTGACTTTACCTAACATTGCATCATAATTATAACTATCTTCCTCTCGTTGTTTGTGAATAGCTTCTATTATATTTTGTTGGGTTGAACCTTCTTTAAAAAATAATTCAAAGGGTTTAGTTACAAATTCATTTCTTGTTTTTAAAGGATTATTATTATTTGTATTTGCTGCTAGTTTATTATCTAACCAAATATTATGACCCCATTCTAAAAGCATTGTGTAACCAATTCTAAAATATAAAGCATCAAATATTTGAAGTTGTTCTACTGAAAATACTTTAATTTTTACTGAAGCTTTAGCAAGTGCTCCTCTATTATAAAAACTTACATCAGCCGATTCAATCATAGGCATAGGAACAAAACCTTTAGAGGAAATACCTCCCCATCCATAAGCAGCAATTGTACTTACATAATCATAAGCTCCACTCCCACCATTATCTACAATACCAAATTTAAATTTAGGATTTAATTTATCATCTACACCAACTGTACCTCCAAATAAAACACAAGCTTTAGCAAGTTCCATTCCTGTAAGATTTTCATTGATACCTCTTTCTTTTAATTGGTTTTTTCCTTGAGATAATAAATCACTAGTGGCTCTTTCTTGTGCTGCTGTATCATTTACTGTACTTCCTGAGACTTGGACATCAATAGGTGAAGAACTAGTTCCTACGTTAATAGAAGATGCTAATCGTAAAAATGCATTAACATTATTTCCATAAACTATATGAGAATCATTTTTATATCGTGCTCCTAAATAGTTTTGTCTATATATTATTTGATCAGTAACGCCTTTATCAAAAACCTCACCTGTAATGTTTCCATTTTTTGGCATATTATATTCTATTTAATGTATTAAAAAGAGTTTTAGCAAGTGATACATTATACGGAATTCTTATTTCAAGTCCAACAGGAATAAAAAGAGAATTTTGAGGAATTATATCTGGGTTACCTGAAGCTATAATCCACCATAAATTTACATCGCCATAAAATTGTTGGGCTAATAAATCTAATCTATCTCCTAAAGTTGTATAAGCATAAGTATCATTAATGTCATTAGGTAATTCTGGGTATCTTATACTTTTTTGAATTGGAATAGTTTTATTTCCACCTAATTCTATAAAGGGAACTAATAAATTATTATCATATCTACTCATTACTATTAAATATTAGTTGATGAAGGAGATGTAGTATTTTTATATCCTCCAGAATTATTATTTGGATCTCCTGTTTTACCAAATGATATAAACGGAGCATTTACTTGAGTACCATCTATTTCTATAGGTGCATCTGAGGATGGTAAAATAAATTTATCACTAACAGTTTGAGGAATAAAATTATGAATTGGTGTAAATTTAATACTTTTAATTTCAATTAATTTAGGCATAATATAACCATTTGGTTCTGGGGTACCAAATTCAGTTCTAGCTATATCCCAACCTGCTTCATCGGGAAAATCAAAATTAATACCTCTAATTATGCCTGGAAGATCTGTAATATAATCCCCAATAGTAATTTTAACTAAATTACCACGCATAAAACCACCTTGTGTATAATCAGGTGCCATCAATGATGCTAGATAATTTAATTTACTATATACGGCAGATTGTTCATCTTTTGACATTACAGGAACTTGTAAACTAAATCCTAAATCTCTACTAAAACCTCCATATGAATAAAATTTTTCTCCTCTACCCATATATTTTATTTCATTCCAATCAGCTCCATAATTATCTGAAAGTCCAGTTAAATAGGCTCTAAAATGAATATAAGTATTATTTCCTGAACCATCATTATTGATCTTTTGAATATAAAAAGGGACAGTATCAGTTAAATAAGCATCCTCAGGACCTGTTGAACTTTGATATAAAGGACTTACAGTAATTGAATCTGTACGTTTAGCACTTCGTGCGGCTGCCCCCGCTGCTCTGCGTTCTGCGTTATTTTTAAAAGTTGCAGGTTCACCATAAGTACTTTCACGAGTAAAAGTTGGATTTAATCCAAAACTAAAAGTATTTCTAACATTTACACCTGTAGGTGCTAATGCAGTATTAGCAACATATGATCCTGGGTTGATAAATTGGTAACGTCTTACATCACTTCCATATTGTCGAATATTTTGTGTAAGAAGTAAAGCTTGTTGTTTAGCAAGAAATTGTAAACCTTGTTCAGTAATTAAAAATTTACTAATTCGTTCAGTATCCTGAAAGGTAGATCTAGATAATACACCTTGTCCTCTATAAAGACCATCAATAAGTGTTTGAGGTGTTTGTTGACTATCTAAAGAAGGTAATGGTGTTGTAATTAATGGCTTAGATTTTGATCCATTACCTGCAACTCCTGCATCTCCCGGGGTTCCTGCTTCCCAGGAAACTTCCCTAGGGTTATAGGTATAACCTTTGCCTCTGTAAAATTTAAAGGATCCTGGTTCTGTAAGGAGTGTTACTAAGCCCATTAACTATTATCTCGGTTGATTTGCAGTGTATTTTGTTGGTTCTGATGCTAGATCTAATTGGGATGCTGCTTTATATTGTTTTTCCAATTTTGATTTTTGTTGGTCTTCGATTTTTGGAGTTTGTCCAAATAAACTCAACGTGCTTTTTTTTAATAAGTCTAAGATTGCCATAGTTTTTTTGTTTATAAATATTAAAAATTAAAAATTATTGTTGTTTATAGTTAGATAAAGCTAATGTAGTTCCTACTTTATTTCCGTCAATCATTACTACACCTTCTTTTCCTAAAATTTGTTGTAATAAAGATGATACTCTTTGGAGTTCTGCTACTACAGCATTATTATCTCCACCACCACCACCTTTTTTATTTTTATTAAATAAATCAGTTCCAGCAATTACGTCATCTCTATCATTTAATTGGATAGCACCTTCTGGACCTAGTAATGTTCTTTTTCCATATCCTCCTTCTGAATAAACGTCATTACCTTTAGCTTTTTGTTCTTGAGAATTAAAATATAGTGCAGCAGCAGCTCCAGCAGCTAAGGCTATACCAGCAGCAACACCTAAGGTGGCAGCAGACATACCTGTTACTTGAGCAACTGCTTTTAAAGCTTGTGCTGCAGCTTCTCTAATTCCTAATAATATTCTTCTACCTAAAGATGCTTCTTCTTTTGAGTTTAATCCAGCAATAACTATTTTTACTGCTTGAATACCTTTTTGTATACCTTCATATATAGCTGTAGCTTTATTAATGGCTAACTGAGTGAATTGGATAGCTTTCATAGTTAAATAAAAACCTCCTACGGCAGTTGCTATTATTCCAATAGTTTTTTCCATTGTTGTAAATTCTTGATTACCTTCAAATAATTTACTTATTAAACTACCTATTGAACCTACTATTTCTACTATTATATCTTTAACACTAACAATAACGGGGTAAATTTTATCCCATAATGAAGAAATTACAGGCATTAAATCCATTGCTAAGTTTTTTAACATTTCAAATATTGGAGTAACAAATTCTTTAACACCTTCAAAAGCACTTTTAATACCTTCGGTCATTATTTTAACATTACCTGTATTTGTAAGCCATTCTTTTACTCCTTCAAAAATAGGCCAAACAATTTTCCATAATTCTGTAAATAAAGTATTAATTATAGGCATAAGGGCTATTGCTATTTCATTCATAGCAGATTCAAATTGTTGATACATTGCTCCTAAAGGACCCATTGATGCTTTTCTAGCATCTTCTTCGTTTTTTATAGCTTCAGCAAGTGATGCCATAGAAGTCATAGCAGCTACTCCTTGTTTTTGAAGATCTAAAGTATCTTGATTTGAAGCTTCATTTTTCTTTTGATTAGATAACATATCAGCTAAGGAATCACCATTCATACCTAATGCTTTACCTAAAGCATCTTGTTGAAGACGATTCATTTTACTAAATTCAGCAGCTGTAACTCCTTGTTCAGCTAAAGCTGCCATTAAATCTTCATTTTTACCATTTAAAGCTGCTTCTCTTGCTTTTTCAAGATTTAATTCTTTACCTGTTAATAATTCTGCTTCCATTTCAGCAGCAATTGAGTCTTCAATATTTAATAAAGCATTTGCTATACTTTCAACTTGTTCCATTTCAAGACCTAATTTTTTAGCTTGAACAACAGCTGATGTAATAGCTTTTCCGGATCCTTGGAAACTTAAAGCAACACGGCTAGAGACTTTAGATACACCTTCCATTACCGATTTCATACTTACATTTACTTTTAAACTTTTAAGAGATTCTTGAGCTTGTGTAGCAATTTCTTCAGCCACATGGCCTGCTTCTTCACCTGTAAGTTTTGAAATATTGTATATTTTGCCTAAAACATCTCCACTTACACCTCCATGAACATTTAGTTTCATAAAGGTTTTCATTGTTTCGGCACCTAGCTTTTCAGTTCCTTGGATTTGACCATAAATAGCACCTGCAGCAGCGGTTGCTTGATCATGAGTCATACCCATAGCACCACCTATTCCTCTTGCTTCTCCGGCTACTTTAGCACCCATTGATGCTGAAAGTCCTAATTCTCTAGTTAAATTAGCTGTTTCCTGGCTAATTTCTGCCATAAAATCACGGGCTTCTCTACCCATTTCCTTAAACTTACCGAATAAAGAAGTAGCCATTCCTATTAAAGCTAAAGGACCTAAAGCAGATTTTAAAGCTGTACCAAAGGCAGCAATACCTACTCTCATTTTACCAAAAACACCTAATGCTTTTTTACCACCATCCGTTAATTCATAAGTTAAATCTTTTGCTTTTTGGGCAGCAGCATCTAATCCTAATTTTTTACCTAAATCACCAAAACCTAATTTTTCTAAAAGTTTATTAGCTCCCATTAATGATGAAGTAAATAAACTTTGAGATTTAACTAAATTTTCTTGATAAGTTTGTTGAGTTTTTAAAAATTCGTTATTTCCTTCTAATGCTTTTGAAGTTTCTTGTAATAACATGTATTGTTTTTCTTCAGCTGAAAGATTTTCTAGTTGGGTAGATAGACCTTTTTGACGGGAATATAATTGTTTTGCTAAAGTATCTGCTTGTTCTTTAGCTCCTTTAACACCTAATTCTTCTTGTTTTCTTAAATCTTCTAAGATTTTTTTAGAATTAGCTAAACCTTTTTCTTGGTTTTTAATAAATTCTATTCTTTTTTTCCCAGTATTACCTATTTCTTTTTCAAGATTAAGTTGAGTCCTTGCTACTTCATTTTGTAATTTTTTATTTTTGGCAATATCTTTTTCTACATCTTTAAGAGTATTATATTCGGATGATAAAGATTGGGTTAAATTAACTGCTTTTTTAGTTAAATCAGCTGATAATTTGTCTTGGGTAAATTTATCTTTTGCGTTTTTAACTAAAAAAGACATCTTATCATTTAGAGTAGATACAAGATTTATTTGTTCCGATAATGCTTTATTAGCATCCTCTATATTTTGTCTTTGTATTTGATCTTTATTAGCCATCAATATTTAATATATGTAATAAATATTAAAGGGTATCAAATTTTTGATACCCCTTATATTTTATTTTAATTTACCTTTATCAGGATTAACCCAATCTAAAGTTGTTTTTCCATTTTTACCGGAAGCTTTATTGTAAGCTTCTTGTTGAGATTTATTTTCTTGATCTATTGAATCTTGAATAAATCTAAAAGTAATATTTCTTAACCAAATAGGCATGTTATATATAGTATTATAATCATAACCTCCACGACCATAAAATACTATTTCATGTATTTGTTTAAAAAGTCGATATCTATACTCTTGCGTCAGGCCAAAAAAACTGTACCTGTACAGGTACCGCGACCTCCTCTTCGCCATTCGGAGTTTCATAAATAAAACTCATTTTAACATCTGGTTGGTATGTTTTAATATGGGTTCTAAATGCCGATGAATCTTTAGCTAACATGTAATTATCTACAAATTCACGAATTACTTTTTTATCGGTTTCACCATCTACAGAAAGGATTTGGTGTTTTAAACGAGTTGAAATATCAGCAGATGAATTTTTATTAATACGTTTCATACCTTTAATATCAGCTTCAATTGCTTTTTCATCTCCAGCTGTAAGATATTTAAATGTAATTTTGTTTTTGGAAAAAGGTAATTCATATTCAAATTCATTTACTCCTTTTTCAACTTTTTCTTCATCTAATTCTATAGAAGGTAATTCTGAAAGATCTATTGTGATTTCTTCTCCATTATAATTAAAAGGATAATCTTTACCATAACCTAAAATACGAGCTGCTACCATGATTGCATTTTTATCACCAATTAAAAGATCATCCCAATTAAATTTAGTTATTACAAGAGATTGTAATAATTTATCAATTACTATGCCTTGTTTGATATAATTAAGATTAGTTAAGATATCTTCTTCTTTCGCGGTCATATATTTAATTTCAATAGTTCCGCTTGATAAGGGATGACCTTCAGGATACAATAAACCTTTTGAAGGTAATTCTACAGTTTCTGTAGGGAATTTAAATTTTTGTTCTTGCATAAATATTTTTTTATAACTTTGTTATCGTATATAAATATATGAAAAAAAAAGAAGCTCGCAAAAATTTGCGAGCTCTTTTAATTTTCTTTTTATCTATTAGAAGTTCAATACACAATAATCAGGTTGAACTACCATTGTAAGGTTTACTGCAGTATCTGCTGTATCCCAGTTGTATTCACCAAAGTTAGCACTTGTGATAAAACATCCTTTTAAAATCCATTCTGATACGATATCGCCTACAGGTCCTAATACGTTAAATGTTAAATCTTTTTTATACATATCTGAATATCCATCACGACCTGTTACGGATTCGTGATGTAAACGTACCCATTCCATTACTGCTTGTGCACCTGAAGGAGTGATAGGATCAAATAGTGTAAATGTAATAGGATCCCATTTTGTTATACCTTTTACGTAACGTTGAACGTTAATGTGGTTTAATTGAACAGTACCTGAGTTGAGAGTAATTGCACTAACACCTTTGATTTCATATGATGGAATACCATCAATATACATGATAAATCTATTCGCCTGTTTTGGTTCAAACGCGGTGAAAAATATTTCGTTGGAATCTAATATTGCCATTTGTTTATTTATTTAATTCTATTATAAATATTCAATATTTAAAAAATTACGCTGGGAAAGTAGCTCCTGTTGGTAAAATGTTAAAATCTAAGTAAATGAATTCTGCAGTTTTAGTAGGTTGAAGATAAATTTGACCAACCATTTGGTTTCTATCAATTACATCTGCAGGATTATTTGAATCATCCATAATTACTTTAAAAGCAAACAAACCTTGACGTTGTTGTACTGTTTCTAAGTAAGGATTTACAGCTGCTAAAAATGCATTTCTAGTAGCAATAGTATTTTGTTCGAATACTAAATTTTGAGCTACTTCTGAAATAAAATTCTTAAGAGCAATTAATAATCTACGAACATTTACACGATCAAGAGCTGATGCTTTTGTTTGTAATGTTTTCTGACCGTATACTACAACTCCGTTTGCTGGGAATGTTGCAATTGGATTAACTTTATTAGAATATAAAGTATCGCGTTGTGTTTGAGTTAATTTAAGTTCTGCTTTAACTACTTGAGATAATCCACCTCTGTTAATACCAGCAGGAGCAAACCAAGGTTCAGATACTGTATCATTAAAAGCATAAACACCTGGAATCATAGTTGATGCTGGAACCCATACTAATTGACCTAAATCTGGGTCAATTGTTTGAACCCATGGCCAATATGAGGCTGCATATGAAGTATTTCTTTGATTTGCTTGAACAGATACTGTGTTTACACTTGAGCTATAAGGTACTAAATCCATTACAAAAATATTATCACCTCTGTTTTGAGTATTATTAATAACATTGGTGATAACAGAATTATAATTAGCATCAGAATTATATAAACCAGGAATTGCTAATACATTAAATTGGTAAGCATCTTGGTTAGACATTAAAGCTACTGAGGATGTATAATTGTTTGCTACTAATCCTTGAGTATTTGTACCATTAATATTTTGATAAAAATTAGCACTTCCAGTAATAGTACCTACAGCAGATCCAAATGATCCACTTGGGTTAGATGCAGGAATAAAAGGAGTATATGCTGCTTTTGGATTACCATTATTATCGAAATAATTAGGTGTTAAAAAGTAAGGATTAATACTAGATACATAAACATATCGTGAATTATTTCTGTATGTACCATAAGAAACCATTTGATTGTTAGTAGTATCTAATTCTTCATAAGTATCACCAATTACTCTAGAAAGGAAGTTTGGAGCTGTAGGGTCTAAAGATAAACCAGTCCAAGTTTCTAATACAATTGGATTAGCTGTATTATCATCTCCTCTTCTAATGTATAAATCAAACGTACCAGAAGATGTATTTGGATTTGCAATTTGGAATCTGATGTTATTTATTGAACCACTTGCTAAAGATCCACTAGCATCAAATGTACTTGTACTATTCATTATAGTACCTTCAGAAAATGTGGTTAAAGTAAATGCACTACCACTAGCAACTGCACCGGCAGTACTACCTGAAATGAAAGATGAAGTTGCTGGGGAATATGATCCACTAGCAACTCTAGTTACAAGTAAAGTTTCGCCACCATTAACGAAGAAATTATATGCTGCAATAGAAGTAAAGAAACTATATGTGTTTCCACTACCGGTTCCGTTAGAAACTATTAAAGTAGATCCAAATTTGTTTGTAAAATCACTATATGATGTAACAATTTGGGGCCATTCTACAGGACCTAATACTGTAGGGCCTATAATTGCGGCGCTGTTTCTAATAGGTCCTTGTGAAACGAATGAGTTATCATTTTCTCTTGCAAGTACACCTGGTGATATTAATGCTTCTGCCATTTTATGAGTTATTTTGTTTTGTTATAAATATGTTAAAGTTTTTAAAAAATTACTTGTTTGTAACTTTACCTGTTTTTAAGTTTAAAACTCCTTCACCATATTTTTCTTGTATTTCTTTGCCAAATTTAACAAAACTTTCTTCTAAAATATATAACTCTTGAATTACTTTATTTTTTTCTTGATTTAATAATTGTAATTCATACTCTAAAGTACCAAGTTGATGTTTTATTTTTTCTCGTTGATTATTTAGATTATTTATTAATAATAACTCTTCAGGTGTTAAAAACTTATCCATAATAAATATTTAATTTAATTTTAAAAATTTAAAATTTTATTTAAAGAATCAAACACTTTTTCAGGTTTAATTGATTTAGTACATTCAAAATGTCTTGATGTATTTTTATGGCTAGGACACCATTCCCAATCCCCAGGATTTAACCATTCTTTATTAAAACATCCTGTACAAATATTGGTATCATAATTAAATATACGTTCACAATCTGTAAATTCACTATAAGGTAAACTAAATCCAGAGATTAAAATTACAGGAGTGTTAAGAGACCAAGCTAACCATGATAATCCACTTCCAACACCTATAAAAGCATCAGCATGATTTATATCTACCATTCTATCTTCAATAGTATAATTTCCTGTTTTATCAATTACATTTTTTAATGTTCCCCCTAATTTAGAATCATGCCATTTATCTCCTAAACGTTCTTGAGTAATCATTACTACTTTATAACCTTTTTCATTTAAATAATCAATAACAGATTGCCACCCACCAGGATAGTTCCAATATTTAGCATGTGCCGAAGCATGAGGAGCTATGACAACATATTTACCTTCGATTTGTTTTGCTTTATTTGGAATATTAATTTTAGGTTTTATTTCAGTATAAGATAAACCTAATACTGAGGTTGATGTTTCCCCTAAAGGATGTTGTTTAAAATCTATTGGTATTTTTGTTTTAACAACTTCTTTATTATCATAAAACCATCCAATATTATACATTGCATATAATTTTGGGACTTCAGTACCGGGGGTAACAAATTCTAGTTCAGGATATTCTTTTTCAAACCACTCATTGTGAAAAGTAGAACAAATTACATGACATTTATGTTTTTTTCTAAATTCATCAATATATGGAAACCATGCTAATGTATCACCAATAGCTGAGGATTCTAAATGGATATAGATTCTTTTATCTTTAGCATCGAATTTATGTTCAAATACTAATTCATTGTTCTCTAGATCATAAACTTCTATTTTCCAATCAATAAAATATTCAATACCTGGTTTGGTCCACATATTATTAGAAATTTCTGATTCGTATATCAGATGATTTTTTTGTTGGTCAAAGAATTTTACTAAGTATTTTTTTGAATCAGAACCTAATATTTCTAAAAATGCTCCATTTAAAAAATGAACATTAAAAGTATTACTAGTTTTTTTATAAGGTAAATTAAGTTGAGAGATGTTATTATACTCCTTGATTAAAACTTCTTTCATATATTTTTATTAATTCTTTTGAACGATTAAACCATGATAATTCTTGAGATGTATTAAAAACTTTTTCTCTATATGATTCCCAATTAGACATAATATCTTTTAAACCTTTATCCATTTCAAATACATCTCTAGGAGCTCTCCAAGCACCATGAAAATCTGTATTTAGTTCCCAATCAGCAATAATTGGTAAACCAGCTGCAGCTGCTTCAACCATTGTTAAATTAGGATGGCCTGCTTCTAACATTGTTGGGTGAATAAAGATATCATGTTGATGATAAAGATTTAATAATTCATTATTATGAGTATCGAATACTAAATTTAATTTAGGATAATTTAACATCCATAAATGTGAATTAAAAAAACTTTTATTAGCAGAAGGACCAGCTATAGTAATTTCTAAATTATTTAACATAGCTAACCCTAAACCGTATGTAAAACCTTTTCTATCATAGGATTGATTTCCTGCTAATCCATTATTAGCTATCATTAATAGTTTTGGTTTTATTGGTTTTGGTTTATCAACAGGATAAAAATCATCAGTATTTACACCATGAGAAAAATATATACATTTAGGGTGATCAAAATAATCAACTAAAAAACGGGCAGGCATTAAAGCTATAATAGAACCTTCAATTGCTTTTAGATTTTCTTTATAAACATGAGATTCTTTACCATAATGATAAGCATGGTGATCATGAATTTGATATATATAAGGAATACCTTTTTTAGCTAATTGAATAGCTAAATTTGCTACATGACAGTGTACAATATCATATTCTCCTGGGTGGATATGTCCTGACATTTTAATATCAACTTGATGATCTAATTTGGTAAGATTTTGAGTAAATTCCCAAACAATTTTTTCAATAGCTCCCCACGATGGAGGGGGAATAGGAATACCACAACCAGGATCTATTTGGCAAATTTTCATTATTCTGTAAATATTAAGGGATTATCTGTTTTACCATCTTTATTGGATTGTTCTACTATACTAAATCCTGGGAGATGTTTGGTGTAAATTTTTTCTGCTGTACCTACTCTTAATCTAGCTACATTACATATCCATAAATCAATAGCATCCCAGGGTAATGTTTCTAGCATTACCTTGATTTTTCTAATTTTAACATTATTAATTAAATACGATTGAGCTGGGATAAAAGGAGTTACATCTGTATAAATGTCTTCTATTTTAGGGCCATTTAAATTTCTATCCTGCCATGGATTACCAAATCCTATAATATCCATATCAGTTTGATATGATAATTTATTAAATCTAATCAAAGATTCATATAATTCTTGATAATCACTGTCTATTACAACATCACCTTCTACAATTAATACAAAATCATATTTAGTATTATCTTCAGCACATAAAGCATTTTTATGAGCTAAATAGCACCCATAATGTCCAGGAGCTAATTTATAGTAGCCTGGTTTATCTTGAACATCTTGTGGGCGAGAACATGTTTCTTTTGGAGGGAGTTCTTTCCAGATTTCATTAATACGTTGTTCGTATACTATATCTGTTTTTTCACAAAAATCCTTAATGTTTTCTATTGATTTAATTTCTTTAGAATTAGAATCAGGTTCAGTAACTAAATGCATTAATTTTATTTTAGGAATATAATGTTTTACTTCTAATTTTCCATTAAATTCTAAATTAGTTACTTGAATTGTAATAACTTTTAAAGTTTTATGATAATTACCTATGGTAAATTCTACTTCCATTCCTTCTTCATATCGAAAAACTTTGTAATAATCTGTTTTACCCTCTACATTTAATTCATCAAAAAATATTTCATTTTTATCTTTATCGCGTATTACAACTCGAATAAATCTTGATTCTTTACTATTAGAAATTCTAATATAAGGAGCAAATGAGTTTGGAATATTAGTTGGTAATACTGTGTAATATTCTACTTGGGAAAAATCAGAATGATCAAATGTTTCTAAACTTTTTTGATCAAAAATTTCAATATCTTCAAAATATATATAATCAGTACTTCGTTTAAAAATATGATACCACATATTTTCTAAACCATTACTTTCACTTCCTAATTGAAAACGAAGTTGTTCATAATCTTCAGCATTATAAATTTGATGAATATGATCAAAAAAGAAATCAGAATGAATTGCACAAAAATAAGTATGTAAAGCATCACCTTCGGAAGCTTTATATTTACCAAAATATGCTTTTTTATTATCTAATATTTTAGAAATTTCATCTATATGATGAGATGATTGAATTGTATAATCAAAATTAAGAAAAAATAATTTTTTATATCCTAAACTTTTTGCTAAAGAAGCACCATTTACATAATTTGAATAAACACTAGGACCATGATATATATCATTATTATTTCCTCTTAAATTAATATAAACTTTATGATCAGGATGATCTGCCCAATAATTACTATAATAGGTATGTTTTGTAAGAATATTATTGTTATCTACAACAACATAATCTGCTTTTGCTTCAATAGAAAATGGAACAGGAATATGTGATGTAACTAAAACTTTATTTCCTCTAGCTTGAATTGAATCTATAGTTTTTAATGTGGTTTCAATTACAGCATCACTTATTGGAAAAGTAGATAAGATAAATATTTCTTCATCTGAATTTGATTCTTTAATACCTAATTTTTTAGCAATTTTGTCATAATTAGTTTTAAAATCATCAAATTTTAAATAATCAATAGTAGGGAATTTATTAAAATAATCTAAATAAACAGGAAGGTTATATATTAATGTAGGAATTTGATATGAAATTGCTTCACGAATAACTAAAGGCATTGTTTCTTTATCGTTTTCATGACCTCTGGAGGTAAATAAAAATAAATCCATTGCCTGGTAGAACTTATCTACATCTGTGCGTTCATTCCACCATGTTAAATTTGAGGGTTGATCTTTGGCTAATGGTTCCCAATACCATTTAAAATTATCTGCTCTATTTCCTAAACTATGAAATTCTACATCAGGAAATTGTCTAGCATATTCAAAAAATTCTGCTTGATTTTTACGAGAAGTATATAATCCTACATGTAAAACATGTTTTTTAGCGGGATCTAATTGTAGATTACGCAGTGCCTCTTCACGGTCAGGGCGTTCAATATATTCAATAGGATATTCAACTAATACGCTTGGAACATTAATATCTTGATACTGATTAATTTGCCATTGAGATACAAACATAAATTTATCTGGGAAGAATTTTTTATTGTTTGTATCAAAAGATGAATCATGAGATGTTTCTACAATTTTATAATTTCTTTCCGTATTATAAATTTGTTTAGCAATATTTTCATCCATAAAAAACTCAGGAATTTCTTCTAAATGAATAATATCCGGTTTAACATGATGAATAATATCAATTAATTCTTGTTTATCTTCTTTAAGAGTAAAAAATTTATCAGAATCAACTAAATTAACTATTTTATTTTTAGTTATTACTAAAACGCCTCCAGTACAATCTACCCATTCTACAAGATAAATCTCGTAAGTATTTCTAAGTAATTCTATCTTCTTGGTTAAATATTGTGGGAGTCCGCCTGTTGATAAATGTGGGGCAATAAATAACAATTTTTGCATAACAGTCTATTTCCCATAAATATACGTAAAATTATTTAAAGTACCAAGTTGTATTATCCGTTAGTAAAATAAGTTGTATCAGGTCTGAAGTTTATTGTATAGTAGGCTCCATTTTGTCTGATTACGTTTCCTACTCCTCTTATAATAGAACCTGCTGCTGTTGGTACGGTTGCACTAACATTACCCGCAGTTGTTCCTACATAAAGTGGATCACCAATTGTTGCTACACCATCTATTAAGTTAGTAGTATATATACCATCAATTAATACTGAGATTTCGTTTCCAACTCCAGCAACTGTTCTTAATACTACCCCTAATATAAATTCAGTTGTAGAAAGTGCATCAGCATCTGTTCTAAACCATTGACCTGAGGCAGCCTGGTAATGTACTAATTGACCAACTGTTAATGCTTCTCCGGAGGTTTGGCTATGAAGTATTGTTCCTTGAACATAAACTGCAGCTTGATTTGGATCTAATATAGATGTATGTCCTGGATAAAGTTTAGCGGTAATTGTAGTACCTGAAAGAGCTGTATCACCTGCCCATAAATAATTTTCAGCATCAGACCATAAGACATTTTCTCCAGAAAATGATACACTACCATTTACATCTAATGTTTGTGTTGGGCCTGTAGTATTAACACCTAATCTAGTATTTGTAATATCAGCATATAAGAATGATACACTTTGTACTGTTGTTGTACTTGTAGTTCTTACTAAATAATCTGGTTGATTGGTAAATACACCACCACTAATACCTGAGGTACCGTTGATTGATTGACCACTTGTTCCCGCTACACCACTTGTACCATTAGTTCCGTTTGCTCCTGATGTTCCATTAGAACCTGATGAACCTGAAGAACCTGAAAGCGCACTTACACCTGAATTACCTTTGTTTCCTGAAACACCATTTGTACCTGAAGAACCAGTTGTACCTGAAGTTCCTGATGCTCCTGAGTTACCGTTGTTTCCTGAGTTTCCTGAACTACCATTTGAACCACTTGTACCTGAGTTACCTGAGTTACCTGAAACTCCGTTGTTTCCTGAGTTACCGTTTGAACCATTAGTTCCGCTTGAACCTGAGCTACGGCTTAATCCTGAAGTACCTGCGTTTCCTGAGTTACCAGAGTTACCTGAAGTACCATTAGAACCTGATGAACCTGAAGTTCCTGATGAACCTGAAGTCCGACTTAAGCCAGAATTACCTGCGTTTCCTGAGTTACCTGAAGAACCTGTTGTTCCGGATGAACCTGAAGTTCCTGATGAACCTGAACTACGGCTTAATCCTGAAGTACCTGCGTTTCCTGAGTTACCAGAGTTACCTGAAGTACCATTAGAACCTGATGAACCTGAAGTTCCTGATGAACCTGAAGTCCGACTTAAACCAGAATTACCTGCATTTCCTGAGTTACCTGAAGAACCTGTTGTTCCGCTTGAACCTGAGGTTCCTGATGAACCTGAGCTGCGGCTTAAACCAGAGTTACCTGCGTTACCTGAGTTACCGTTTGAACCTGTTGTTCCGCTTGAACCTGATGTTCCTGATGAACCTGAAGTCCGACTTAAACCAGAGTTACCTGCGTTACCTGAGTTACCTGAAGAACCTGTTGTTCCGCTTGAACCTGAGGTTGCACTTAAACCAGAAGTACCTGAGTTACCTGAGTTGCCAGAGTTACCGTTTGAACCTGTTGTTCCGCTTGAACCTGAGCTGCGGCTTAATCCTGAAGTACCTGCGTTTCCTGAGTTACCGTTTGAACCATTAGTTCCGCTTGAACCCGATGTTCCTGAAGTCTGACTTAAGCCAGAATTACCTGCGTTTCCTGAGTTACCATTGGAACCATTGGTTCCACTTGAACCTGAAGTTGCACTTAGACCAGAAGTACCTGCGTTACCTGAGTTACCTGCGTTACCTGAAGTACCATTAGATCCTGTAGTTCCGCTTGAACCTGAGCTGCGGCTTAATCCTGAAGTACCTGCATTTCCTGAAGTACCATTATTTCCGGAGGTACCATTTGAACCATTAGTTCCGCTTGAACCTGAAGTCCGACTTAATCCTGAAGTACCCGCGTTTCCTGAGTTACCATTGGAACCATTGGTTCCACTTGAACCTGAGGTTGCACTTAAACCAGAGTTACCTGCGTTACCTGAGTTACCGTTTGAACCTGTTGTTCCGGATGAACCTGAGCTGCGGCTTAATCCTGAAGTACCTGCGTTTCCTGAAGTACCATTATTTCCGGAGGTACCATTTGAACCATTAGTTCCGCTTGAACCTGAAGTCCGACTTAATCCTGAAGTACCCGCGTTTCCTGAGTTACCTGAGGTACCGTTTGAACCTGTAGTTCCGCTTGTACCTGATAATCCTGAGTTGCCATTGTTTCCATTATTTCCAGAAGTACCATTTGAACCTGTAGTTCCGTTTGTACCTGAATTACCTGAATTACCTGAGGTTCCGTTATTTCCAGAAGTACCATTTGAACCTGTAGTTCCTGATGAACCTGAGGTACGACTTAAACCGCTTGTTCCTGTGTTACCTGAGGTACCTGCAGTACCAGCTGAACCTGATGTACCTGAGTTAGCACTAGCACCACTTGTTCCAGCATTACCTGAGGTACCTGATGTACCAGCTGAACCTGATGTACCAGAAGTTGCACTAGCACCACTTGTTCCGGCATTTCCTGAATTACCTGAAGTACCGTTTGTACCAGTTGAACCTGAAGAACCTGAAGTTCTGCTTAATCCTGAATTACTAGTATCACCAGATGAGCCATTAGTACCAGATGAACCACTTGTACCTGAGGTTTGACTTGGACCACTAGTACCAGCAACACCTGATGTACCTACTGAACCTGTTGTACCTGATGAACCACTTGTGTTTGATAATCCGCTTGTTCCAGCATTACCTGAGTTTCCTGAAGTACCGTTTGAACCAGTTGTACCTGAAGTTCCTGAGTTAGCACTAACACCACTCGTACCTGCATTACCTGTAGTACCTGCTGTACCTGTTGATCCTGAAGAACCAGAGGTAGCACTTAATCCACTTGTTCCGGCATTGCCCGAATTACCATTAGTACCTGTTGAACCTGAAGAACCAGATGTTCTACTTAAACCAGAAGTACCATCATTACCTGAGGTACCAACTGTACCTGAAGAACCGGATGAGCCTGAACTACGGCTTAATCCGCTTGTTCCAGCATTACCACTTGTTCCATTTGAACCAGTAGTTCCTGAAGAACCACTTGTATTTGATGAACCACTAGTTCCAGCAGCTCCTGTAGTACCTGCTGTACCCGTTGAACCGGAAGTTCCTGAGTTAGCACTAACACCACTTGTACCGGCATTTCCACTTGTTCCATTTGAACCTGTTGTACCTGATGATCCTGATGTATTACTTAATCCACTAGTACCTGCTACTCCTGCTGAACCGTTAGTACCAGTTGAACCTGAAGAACCAGAAGTATTTGAAGCACCTGAAGTACCTGCATTTCCTGAAGTACCGTTTGTACCTGTAGATCCTGAAGAGCCACTTGTACCAGATGAACCTGAAGTTCTACTTGAACCAGAAGTACCATCGTTTCCTGAAGTACCGTTTGTACCAGCTGAACCGCTTGAACCTGAAGTTCTACTTAATCCTGAAGTACCGTCGTTACCTGAGGTACCTATTGAACCCGAAGATCCTGATGAACCTGAACTACGACTTAATCCACTTGTTCCAACGTTACCTGAGGTACCGTTTGTACCAGTTGAACCACTTGTTCCTGAAGTAGCGCTAGCACCTGATGCACCTGCAGCACCTGAAGAACCTGAAGTACCAGTTGAACCTGAAGAACCACTTGTTCCTGAAGTAGCACTTGCTCCTGAAGCGCCTGCAGCTCCTGAAGAACCTGAAGTTCCTGTTGAACCTGAAGAACCGCTTGTATTTGATAATCCACTAGTTCCAGCTACACCTGAAGTACCATTTGTACCAGTAGATCCTGATGAACCTGAAGTATTACTTGCACCTGATGTTCCAGCATTACCACTAACTCCTACTGAACCTGATGTACCTGTAGAACCACTTGTTCCACTTGTTGCGCTAGCACCACTATTTCCAGCATTACCTGATGAACCATTTGAACCTGAACTTCCTGAAGTGCCTGATAATTGACTTAATCCGTTTGTTCCAGCAGCACCTGTTGAACCATTTGAACCTGAACTTCCTGATGAACCAGAAACATTACTAATACCTGAAGTACCAGCCGCTCCTGATGAACCATTTGAACCGCTTGTACCTGCAGATCCTGATGTATTTGAATTACCTGAAGTACCTGCATCCCCTGTTGAACCATTAGTTCCTGAGGTACCACTTGAACCTGAGCTTCTACTTAATCCACTTGTTCCTAAATCTCCATCTCCGGAAGTACCGTTTGTACCTGATGTACCTGAAGATCCTGAACTGCGACTTAAACCTGAAGTTCCTATATTACCTGAGGTACCAACTGAACCTGAAGATCCACTTGTTCCTGAAATTTTACTTTGACCTGAATCTCCAGCTTCACCTGTTGAACCGTTTGTACCTGAAGAACCACTTGTGCCTGATGTATTACTTAATCCTGAAGTACCAGCATTACCTGTTGAACCATTAGTACCGCTTGTTCCGCTTGAACCTGAACTGCGACTTAAACCTGAAGTTCCTAAATCTCCATCTCCGGAAGTACCATTTGTACCACTTGTTCCACTAGAACCTGAAGTTCTACTTAAACCACTTGTACCTATATTTCCTGAAGTACCAACTGAACCTGAAGACCCAGATGTACCACTTGTATTACTTAATCCTGATTCACCAGCAACACCTGAAGAACCTGTAGTTCCTGTTGAACCTGAAGAACCAGATGAACCTGAAGTTCTGCTTAAACCTGAGTTACCGTCAACTCCTGTTGAACCGTTTGTTCCAGAAGAACCACTTGAACCAGAAGTTGTACTTAATCCACTTGTTCCAGCATTACCTGAGGTACCAACTGAACCACTTGTTCCTGAAGAACCTGAAGTAGCACTTTCACCTGAAGTTCCAGCGTCTCCTGTTGTACCGTTTGTACCAGAAGTACCTGAAGAACCACTTGTATTAGATAATCCACTTGTTCCAGCTTCACCTGAAGAACCGTTTGAACCAGATGTGCCTGAGGAACCACTTGTGTTTGAAACACCTGAAGTTCCGGCATCTCCTGTAGAACCTACAGTTCCTGAAGAACCGCTTGTACCTGAAGTAGCACTTTCACCTGAAGTTCCAGCGTCTCCTGTTGTACCGTTTGTACCAGTTGAACCACTCGTACCTGAAGTAGCACTTTCACCTGAAGTTCCAGAGTCTCCTGTTGTACCGTTTGTACCAGAAGTACCTGAAGAACCAGACGTTTCACTATTTCCTGAAGTACCAGCATTACCACTTGTACCATTAGATCCAGTAGTTCCTGAGGAGCCACTTATGTTTGATAATCCGCTTGTTCCAGCATCTCCTGAAGAACCATTTGTACCTGTTGAACCAGAAGTACCAGATGTGTTACTTAAACCACTTGTTCCAGCATTACCACTAGAACCATTAGATCCTGAAGTGCCTGAGGAACCAGACGTTTCACTATTTCCTGAAGTACCCGAAGTGCCTGTTGAACCTGATTCTCCACTTGTTCCTGAAGTACCAGATGAACCTGATTCTCCACTTGTTCCTGAAGTACCTGAGGTTCCATTTTCACCAGAAGTACCTGATGTGCCTGTTGAACCACTAGTACTACTTACACCTGAAGTGCCTGTTGAACCATTATCACCACTTGTTCCACTTGTACCTGTTGTTCCGGATTCACCTGAAATACCTGAAGTACCTGAGGTACCATCTTCACCACTTGTTCCTGAAGAACCAGTTGTTCCTGATTCACCTGAAATACCTGAAGTACCGAAAGTACCATTTTGACCTGAAGTACCTGCTGAACCAGTTGAACCAGAATTTCCTGAGATACCTGAAGTACCTGTTGAGCCATTCTCACCTGAGGTACCTGAAGTACCTGTTGAACCATTATCACCACTAGTACCATTTGTACCTGTTGAACCACTAGTACCACTTAAACCTGAAATACCAGATGTACCTTCTTCTCCTGAAGAACCATTTGAACCTGATGTACCTGAAGTACCAGAGATAGCACTTTCACCTGAAGTTCCAGCTTCACCTGAAGTACCAAATGTACCTGATGTTCCGCTTGAACCAGATGTTTCACTATTTCCTGAAGTTCCAGCTTCACCTGAAGTACCAGATGAACCTGAAGTACCGGATAAACCTGAAGTTCCAGCTTCACCTGAAGTGCCTGAGTCGCCACTTGTTCCTGAAGAACCTGATGTGCTTGATCCACCAGAAGTACCAGCAGTACCAGTTGAACCACTTTGTCCTGAAATACCTGAAGTACCATTTGAACCACTTTCACCTGAAATACCTGATGAACCTGTAGAACCAGACTCACCTGAAATTCCTGAGGTACCTGTAGTGCCATCTTCACCAGAGGTACCACTTGTTCCTGTGGAACCAGAATTACCTGAAATTCCTGAAGTACCTATAGTACCGTTAGCTCCTGAACTACCTGAGGTGCCAGTTGAACCACTTACACCTGAGATACCTGAAGAACCGATAGTACCGTCTTCACCAGATGTACCAGAAGTTCCTGTTGAACCGGATTCACTACTTATTCCTGAGGTACCTGTAGTACCATTTTCACCTGAAGTTCCATTACTTCCTGTAGTGCCACTAGTACCTGCTAAACCTGAAGTTCCTAAGGTGCCATTTTCACCTGAGGTTCCATTAGAACCAGTTGTACCAGATGTACCACTTACACCTGATGTACCATTTATTCCATTTTCACCTGATATACCATTTGAACCATTTGTACCTGAAGTTCCTGATTCGCCTGAAATTCCTGAAGAACCGTTTTCTCCACTTATTCCATTAGAACCAGTTGTACCAGATGTACCACTTATACCTGATGTACCGTCTTCACCTGAAGTACCAGATGTACCATTTTCGCCTGAGGTGCCAGCTAAACCTGAACTACCTGAAGTACCGTCTTCACCTGAAGTTCCGGATGTTCCTGAAGTTCCTGAAGTTCCACTTGTTCCTGAACCTGGAAGATCACCAGGTCCTGTTCTACCTGAACTACCTATTGTACCACTTGTGCCACTTGTTCCTGAAGTACCAGATTCACCTGAGGTACTATTTAAACCTGAAGTACCTGAAGTTCCGTCTTCACCACTAGTACCTGAAGTACCAGATTCACCACTAGTACCAGATAATCCTGAAGTACCGGATGTGCCATCTTCACCACTTGTTCCTGAAGTACCAGATTCACCTGAGGTACCATCTAAACCAGACGTACCGGATGTACCATTTTCACCAGAAGTACCATTTGTTCCTGTTTGACCTGAAGTTCCTGAAGAACCAGTTGAACCTGAAGTACCATTTATTCCTGAAGTACCTGAAGTACCTGTTAATCCACTTGTTCCGGCTAAACCTGAAGTACCTGAAGTACCGTCTTCGCCTGAGGTGCCATTTGTACCTATTTCACCACTAGTACCAGATAACCCTGAAGTACCAGATGTGCCATCTTCACCACTTGTTCCCGATGTACCATTTTCTCCTGAAGTACCGGATGTACCATTTTCTCCTGAAGTACCGGATGTACCCTTTTCTCCTGAAGTACCGGATGTACCATTTTCGCCTGAAGTGCCAGCATCACCTGAAGTGCCAGAAGTACCATCTATTCCTGAAGTACCGGATGTACCAGTTTGACCTGAAGAACCAGTTAAACCTGAAGTACCAGAAGTACCACTTGCACCACTTGTTCCTGACTGTCCTGTGGTTCCTGAAGAACCAGCAAAACCACTTGTACCTGAAGTTGTATTTACATATCCTACAACACCTGTGGTTGGGTTATAAGTTACAACATAATTTATATCTTGAACAGGAAGTGTTTGAAGTATAATTGGTTGAGATGATCCTGAAATTACTAAAGAACCAGTAATAACAGCTGAACCTGAAAAAGGAAATCCTACTCCTGAACCAGAAACATATACTGTAACACCTGTAGTATCAAAAGTAGTTAGTTCAACTGAACCTGAAAAATTTAGGAAAGGTACACTAGCACTAACTAATGTACCATTTTGATAAATGTCAATTGTACCACTACCATCGGTAGAATTTACTTGGTACACACCAACGGGAACTTGATCTAAAAATCTTACTTGAGCCATTCTTCAGGGTTTGTCTTATATAAATATTGGAAAAAAATTATAGTGCATTAATCCTTTTTTTTGTTTGTAAAGAATTTGTTGGATCTGTGACTGTAATAGTTCCATCGCTGTTAACAGGGCTATTATATAAGGCATCCAAAGAAGATGCTTCAACTGAAAATATAATTTTTGTTGTTTCTGTATATTTTTTAATAGAATTAATATCTTTTTGTAAAATTTCGGGAACAATATATCCATTTAATCTAATATTAAAAGTACTTCTAACTATTCTTTCATCATCTTGGCTTAATTCAGTTTGAAAACCAAAGGAATCAATCATAGCTCTAAATTTATATCTTTGTGGGTCACCCCAATAGGCATCAGAAGCATATTCAATTGCTTCGACTATTTTGTTGAGTTGTTCTACATAATATGTAAATACAGCACATGTATATGATATTGTAATGTAATCCGGAATAACAGTTGCATAATATTGTTTTTCTGGGATTCTATTAGTTAAAACTTTAAAATTATCATATGAATTTCTAGCATCATATTTTTTTGTAGAAACACTATAATTATGAGGGTTATTAGCGTCTAATTTATTACCTACAGATCTAACTTTTTCTAAAGACTCACGTTTAAACATAATTAAAGGAGCCATAATTTTAGATTTTTGATCTCTGTAGTATCCATCTTTTTGAAATGATTTCCATTTTTCAGGAGAACCATAAATTATAGGAACCGGTAAACGAGCACCATTTTGTATAACGGAAGGTTGAATAACATTTTCAAAATAATAAAATACAGCTTCATCAATATCTTTAATACCAATACTAAAAGGTTTTGTATTATCATTACGAAATGATGTCTGTAATGCACGGTTAACACCAGGAACATTAGAGTCGGCGTAGTTTGGATTTCCCGCTGGTATATACGTTGATACATGCTGTTCAACGCTAATTTCACGTTGAGTCTTAGGTGTTGGTTTATTTAATCTTCCATTACTCATTATAATCTCGATAATTCTATATTAATTTTATCAGATGGAGTATAATGTGCTTTACAAATTACAGATACACTATATCCAAATTGACCTAAATCTTCTTCATAGGGGTTATTTCCTTCTCCATCTAAATAAGGATATTCAGGATCTTTACCTACAAAGAATTGAGCTGTACTAACATTATCTATTTCCCAATATCCATTTTGATACATAATAATATCTCCAGCTTCAGGGTATACATTAGCATCAACTAAATCATCTTTTAAAAATTTATAAGTTACTTGCCATTTAAAATCTACCCCAAAATCATCTACTGGGTTTTCAAATTGACTTGTTTCTATTAAAGCAAATAATATTACTGGGTCTGCAAAATTTCTACCTTCAACTGATTCACCATACATATTTACTTTAGTTGTAGTAACATTATATTTATAAAACACACATTGTTGAGAAATAATATCTTGCATCAATTCGCGATTTACGAATCGAAACATAGAAATATCTCTCATTTGTCCGTATAATGCCATGTTATCCTATAAATATTGTCATTGGTACTTGGTTAATCTCAGCAACTCTTGCTACCGATTCTGCTGCTCTTCTTTCAAGTAATGCTTGACGTGAAGTTTGATCAAAATATTCTCTTAATCTTGTTATTAATGCTGTTTTTTCTGCTTCAGCTGATGTAACTAAAGAATCTCCGTTTAATGTTACTTCAGCTCCTGGGATTGGAACAGAAGCATATTTATTTCTTACTAAACCTAACATTTCTTTAGCTTTTGCTAAAGTATATTCAAAAATCCAACTTCTACCTATTGAATTAATTTTAGAATAATTTGGATTTAAATATGGAGCTGTAGCTGTATCTGTAATTTTATTAGTACCATCAGCAAAGGCTACATCTATTCTATCTTGTATTTTAATAAAATCAAATATTAAATAATGTCCATACCCTAAATCTCCGCCTCCGTCAAAATCATCTCCTGTTAAACCAGTTCCGGGGATTGGGAATACTGAAATAATATTATTAATGATATTAAAAGTATAATTTGATAAAGTTACTGTATTTTGCATTTCAATGGCTTGCAAGTTTTGAATTGTAAAACTTGTAGGCATCATTAAATAATTTGCATATCCATAACCTAAACCATAAACACCTGCAGGGGGAACTCCTCCTAATCCACCTTGTCCGGCTAATAAAGTTGGTGAATATAATTGATTAATTGCTGGTGGTGGTTGGTAAAATACATTTTTAATTTCAATTCCACCGGAGATTCCTAAATCTAAAGCCCATGTGGATAAATCATAATCTTGTACTCCAGGAATAAGTTCTAATTGACCTTTAAACCAAGTTACATTACCACCTGCTCCGGCTTCTTCTCCATATTGTTGAGATAATCTAACAATAGTAGAAAATGTAGGTGTAAATATAGAATTATTTACATCTATTAATGTAGATGCTCCTTCTAAAGATAAATAATTATCTCTTAATTGAAAAGCATATAATTCATTTCCGTATACTGTTACTGCTTCTTCAAAAGCAGCAAAAAAGTTAATTTGTTGCAATTCAACATTTTCAATAGGATAACCTAAATGTAAGGCACAAAAGTTAGATACTTTATTTGCATCTGTTTGGAATTGGGGATCGTTATCATAAAATCCAAACGGTGTTGGAGGAGGCCATTGTCCACTAACATAATAGTCATTATATACTTGAGCAAATGAAGCTGAACCGGGCCAAATAGGGATTACAGTAGATGCCATAAATTTATTTTGTTATAAATATGAAAAAAAAGGGTTCCATTTTAGGAACCCTTATATATTTATTTTTAATTTTAATTAAAATAAAGCAACCCATGCACCTCCTGAAGAGAAGAAAGGAATACCACTTGATGAAACAGCAAATGAAGCTGGATATGTAGTAGCTGATGGGAGGGTACTTTGAGTAGTTAAAGTAATTAAAGAAGATCCTGTTAATACTATTGAACCTGTTATAATAAAATCACCTATCAATACACTTGAACCTGTAATTGTTGAAGAACCAGATACAACATTACTTCCTATAGTAGTATTTGAGCCACTAATTATTTGTGAACCAGTTACTGAGTGAGAACCTGTAAAATGTTGGAAGTTAGCATCTAACTCTTGAATAGTTAATGCTGATCCTTTTGTTTGTCTATACGTTAATGCCATGGTTTATTTTATTATAAATATTATGAAGATGCTACAATGTATTCTAATTGAATAGAACCTGTATATGTAGTATCTGTATCTCCTGCTTTTGCTTTGATTTCACTAATATAAACAAAATCTGAATAATATTGTTCATCTACATATCCTTCTACAACATAATCTCCCACCTGTGAGGCATTAAAATCATCATTACTTAACATAAGAGATTTACCCGGATCTACTTTAAACACAACAGACTCATCATTTGTTTTAATAATGTATACACTAGCAAATTTATTACTTGTTGTTAAATTTGTAATTCTAATATATTTAACATCTGAGTTTACAAAGGATCCTGGAGTTTGTTCTGGTTCTGAGTTTGTAAAAGCTATAATACCTACTCCAGATCCACTAAAATCATATGGAATTGTATCTATCCTACGAACAAATTGGTTAACAGAAGGTATAACAACAGTATTAACAGCCGTCTCAATATTATTATTGGGAAGTAAGATTTGTTCCTGTATAGTGACAGTTAAATTTGACATGATTTATGTGTTTGCTATAAATATTACAAAAATATTTTTCTTCCTTATTTTTTAGCTCTTCCGCTTGTTCCTGCGGAACCAGTTGTAATTCCTATTTCTGCAGCTTCTTCGTACATTTGTAACAGGTCATCTACGATAGGATCTCTATGATTTTGTTTAAGAGTAATACCTACCATATTTTTTATTTTACGAGATGCTGTATATAGAAATCTAAAGCCTGAATCACGTTTGGCTTTTAAATCGACTTGATAATCATCACCACAAACAATCATTTTAGAACGTAAACCAATGCGAGTAGCAATCATTTCCATTTGTTCATGAGTAACATTTTGTGCCTCATCTACAATAATACAAGAATCTAAGAATGTTCTACCTCGCATAAACGCTAAAGGTACAATTTCTATTTTACCGTCATTAATAAGAGCTTCTACTTTTTCTTTATCATAAAGAGAATACATATTTTGATAAATTGGTTGTACCCAAGGGTCCATTTTTTCTCTTAAGTCACCTGGTAAGAAACCAATTTCTTCTCTTGATACTGTTGGGCGAGTAATTATAATTTTCTCAAAATGTCTTCTTAATAGACCATCTAATGCAATTTGACAAGCAAGTAATGTTTTACCTGAACCTGCTCTACCTGCTAAAATAGTAAGTGTATTATTTAGTATTTCTTCCTTAGCAGCTTTTTGCTCTTCGTTTAACGGGATTTTAAATTTAATTGGATTTTTGATAATTCTTTTTTCTCTAAATACCTCATCGGTATGATGGTTTGATGCCATTGTCTTTTAAATTAAGTTTTACTAACTTATCGAGACCTGCATTAACGTGCATAGCATCATCTAATACAAGCTCGAAATCAAATCTTTCATCCAGAGGTAGAACTAAGTCTACTTGGGAACCCCATCGGATTAAGCTAAATCTTTCATTTTGAGCTACTAAATCCATTTGGTGTTTAAAGGGTGCAATCACGTTTACATCCTCATCGGCTATTTGTATTAGATAGTATGTGTAATCTAGAGAAGGAACATACACTTGGTTAAACATTCGTTCGTTATACTTCAAATAATCCATATTGTTAGGATTGATTACCTTATTTAAGATATCCTTCTCAACCGCTAACATTGGTTTATTTGTAGATTCAATGGGTTCTAAGTGTCTATATTTAAGTATTCCACCATAGGGTATGCGGTTTATGTGAACGTCATAAAATGACATAAATATACCGATAACCAATGAGGGTTTATTATAATCACTATCACCCATTACATCCTTTAAGGTATAATTCATACCTTTAATTTCCACAACTGATTCATCAGGTTGGACTACTTTTTGATATAGAATTGTTCCATCCGCTGGGCTATAAAAATGCTCATAATCAATATAGTTTGGGCGGAGTGGGTCTCTAAAAAAGAAAGTATTTGATAATTCTCCTACAGGAAGTTTTTGTAATTCTTTAACTTCACCGTTTAGCCAATCTTCTAGTATTTGAGCCATTACAGTAAAGTTTTGTTATGATCAACTCTATTCAAATGCATCATCATACAAGATAACATAGCACCTGATTTCATATATTCTGATAAGTTGAATATAACAGGTTCCATACCTGCATCAGAACAAATTTTTTCTAATGATGCAATTTTATGTTTTTCACCTTCATAATATTCATGAGATTTTTTCATTTCAGAAATATTAGAAGCGCATAAAACCATATTACCCATACGTACTGAATTGGTCATTCCTCCTAAAGCGTCTTCGACATCTACATCTATAATTTCAGTATATTTTTCTAATAGTTTAATTTCATTTTCGTCATATAGTTCAGTACAAATTAATGTTTGATCACCATTTAGTGGAAAAATTGAACAATCTAAATGATACAAATATTCATCAGTCATAGCAACTTTAATAATATTCATATCAAAATTTTTCTCCATCCACTCGTATGTTTTAATATTTGAACGAATACCATAACCACCTATATAAACATTGTCATACAAATATTTAATATCAGCTTCACCTTCCCATTTATAAGGAGAAATATGAGTTTTGTAACCTATTTGGTTAAAAAATTTTTCACCAACTAATTCTTCACCTTTTCTAGGATCAGAGGTAAAATTAGATAATAAAATGTGATTTTCATTTTTAATGTGAGGTAATTGTAAACCTAAATTAGCTACATAAACTTGATCTTGAAAATTACCTTCTGCGGGGAGCAAATAAGTTAAAGTTTGACCAGATACAAAATTGTATAGGTCCATAAATTGTTTATAAGCTTTAGGTCTGTTAATAGCTAAATCCTCATCTGTAAGTTCTTGCATCCAAATATTATTGGGATCGGATGTAGATAAGGTAAAGGGAAAGTTCATTACAAAACTTTGGATAGGCAACTGACTTGGGGTTTCTTTCATTTTTAAAACATTAGTTAAACTTATTATTCTACTATACATATTAGGTAGATACCTATAAGTAAAAAAGGCCTAGAAAACTCTAGGCCTCTCTTTAAAGTATTTTTGAATTTTAATAAGTCTTATTTAATGTAAAAATATCACTATAAATATTATTACCATCATTAGTACTACCCCATTGAGCAGTTATATCAAGTGTATTAGAGATAGTAGTATTAAATGTTGTATTATTTACAGTATTAAAAGCAAAGCCTTCAATAGTTCCATTACTGGTTTTTGTATAGTGAAATGCTCCTAATGAAACAATAGATGCTACTCCAGCTGCTCCAATTTGTCTGATGGTGAAATCTATATTTAAAGAAAATATATCATCTGTAATGTTTGTAATAGCTTGAGTGCCACTATCTAAAAGGATTAGGCTTCCTGCTTTTACTTTAATTCGTATAGTCTGATTATTAGCGGCATTTAAAATTCCTCCCATTATTGCTCTAAAACTATCTCCAACTTGAAATCCGTTTGCAGGAACACTTAAGGTACCTACTCCACTATCTATTAAAGATAGTTCAGAAGTAGTACCTGTTATAGGAGTACTATCTGCTGTTTGAGAAAATAAACCATAGTTGTTTCCTGGGATATAATTAATTGAGGTAAGTGTAGTATGTTTTGTTATACCATCCTGAACAATGGCAAATAGTTCAGCTCCTGTTAAGGCATTAGCTGTAGGTAATTGGGAAATAGGTAAATTAGGCATAATGTTATACTGTTACATAAATAAAAGATCCATCTTCTTGTAAGATAGAATAATAATCTAAGTATTCATCGCTATTAATGTAAGATTCTTCTTGAGCTAAAAAACCAACAATATTAGAATGAGGTGCTTTATTTTGAGTACTTATCCAATTTTGTCTTGCTTCACTTAATTGAAACAAATATTGGTTATAATAATTAACTTGTTCTTGAAGAGGTAATTGATAAATATGCGACAATTGAGTAAATTGAGGCCAAGTTATTTCTTCAAAAATATTAAACATAAAGATTATTTATTATACATATGAAAAAAAGCCCCGCTTTCGCGGGGCTTCCTTTCGAAAATTAATCCTAAGTTACTTCAGATTAGATGGTGTTTAAACCATTGATGTAAATCTTACCGTAGAATTCAGGACGTAACATCTTCTTAGCGTAACGAGTCAAGAGACCTTTACGTGGAGTAAATGTATCTGGATCGTACACTAGAGGAGTCATAATTAATGGAATGTATGGAGCGAATACAGCACCTGTTTCCAAGAACTGAGAACCTCTATAACCCATAAGGATTAAGTTTTCAGTCATGTAAGGGTTTTTGTAAACTTTGTAACGACCATTAACTGAACCAACTTTCTGTACACCGAAAGCGTATTCCATTTGATCAGCTTCACCGTTATTAGTAGAAGCAAATCCTGGGATTGACTCAAGGATAGTAGCGATTGTTGGAGAAGTTACTAAGAAGTTAGCACCTCCACGTAAAGTCAACTGGTGGATTTTGTTAGATACTTTTTGGATTTTAGTACCTAATGTTTGGAACCACTGACCTTGTGTGTTGTAGAACGCTTGTGTTGTTGCAGCAGCAGCAAATGTATCAGATGCTGGGTTGTAAACTGTGTTGTTTACAGCTGACCAATATTCAGTAGCAGCAGCAGCATCTTCAATCAACATATCTAAGATTTCAAGGTCAATTTCCATTGAAATGTACTCAGACATGATGTTTGTTAATTCAGCTTCAGCATCGATGTTTTGGTAAGCAGCTAAATCTTGTGCAAATTCAGGTGTCCATACTGCCTTCAATTTCTTGGTTTTAGCAGTGATGGCTTGAGATTGCATTCTTACGTTAATCTCAGGGATAACGATGTCAGTAGCTGACGCAGCGTTAGGAACTGCAAAAGCACCTTCAGCTTCGAAATCACCACGACCTGATTGGTTACCACCGATAGCAGATGTTTGGTTGTTACCTGAAGTTACGTTAATACCATCTTGGTTACCTGATTTTTCGTAGAATACAGTTACTGCTGAACCTGAGTTAGGGATACTAGCAAAGTTAGATGAACCAGTAAAGAAGAAAGCAATTGTACCAGCTGTGTAGTTGTAATTTGTAAAAGCAGGTAATAAAGTAGTTGCATTAAACAATGAACCTGTAGTTAATACAAAACCACGTGTTGCGTCTTGATCAAATGAAGGAATTGTTGAAGAACTAATCGTAAATTTGTAAATTTGACCAGCAGCTACAGAAGCTGAATAAGTAGAATCGAAATTTAATTCAGCCCAAGAAGCAGATACGATTGAACCTGTACCTGTTGTTGCATTTGGTGCAACACCTGTTAAAGATGAAGTTAAATTTGCAGATGCTGTAAATTGGTTAGTTGCGTAAGTGAAACGACCCTCAGGACCACCATATAAACCACCTTCAGCAGCTGGAGTAGAGAATGGGAATTGAGAAGCTGTGTTTCTGTTACCATATAAAGATGAACCAGCAGTGAAAGGTGTCTTATTATTACCATATTGGAAATCTAAGAAGAACACAAGACCTGAAGGCATGTTCATTGGTTGAACTGAAACGAATTCTTTAGCTACGATAGTACCGAATACTTTACGTACTAAAGGAAGAGCAATACCAGCCCAGTTCTCACCTTGTCCACCTGAAGTGAATGATGAGTTTGAAGAGATAGTATTGGTTTCAGTTACTAATTGTTTAGCTTGGTTTTCTAACAAGATAGACATGTTATTTTTATCAAGCTCGGTAAGACCTTCAAGAAGACCGGTTTTGGTCCACTTTCCAGCCAATCTTGCAGCGTCGCTTTGAAGTGACTTCCATGAGCCAGCTGCGCTTTCGAGTAATTGTTGTACTTGTGACATTGTTTTTGTTTTGTTTTTTAAATTTGGTTTTAAATTATTTTTTAATACCGGCTAACATTTGCCATCTAGCAAATTGATCGTTAACTTCTAGAATTGGAGATTTTGTTGGAGCAATACCAGCAGCTTTAGAAGCACCACCAATCATTGATTCAGTTACAGAAGATTTTCTTTCTTTAACTTCAGTTGACAATGTTTCGTATACTAATTTAGCTTCTTTTACAGTAGTTGCTTTATCAAAAGCTTCCAATACTTTTGACTTTTGACTTTCAGTTAAATTCTTAGCTTTAAAGATTTTATTAACGTAAAGAAGTTTTGAATTTAAAAGATTGATTTCGTTAAGTTCTGATTTTAACTCTTCCATTTCTTTTTTCATTTCGTCAACTTCAACTTCTGCCATAGCTCCTACTTTTTTACCTTTAACAAGGTCTTTAACACCTCTGATTTTATCTTCAGCATAAGCAGCTATAATAGACATTAAAGGAACACCAATAGTACCTGCAATAGCAGCTAAAATAGCTTGTGTATCTGAAATGTTCATTGCACCGATGTCATAAATTTCTTTGACTCTCTTTTTGTAGTCTTCAACGCCTTCTTCTTCAGCAGTGTCTTTTTTGTCACCACGTTTAGCAGCAGGAACGTCTCCTTTATTACCACCGTACTTTTTTCTTTCCATTAACTCAGTTTCTTCTTCATCTTCGATTTCAACTTCGTCATCTTCTTCTTCACCTTCTACGTTACCCTCTAGCTCGCCAGCGGATACCATATCAGCGATTACTGATTCGATAAATGATTTTAGGTCATCTTCAGACATATTTTCAAGATCGATTTCTTCATCTTCTTCTTCAGTCTCTACTTCTTCTTCTTCAGCTACATTGCCGTGAGCAGTAGGGCCTTTAGGGTCGTTGATCAAGTCATCTTCACCTTCCATCATGTCTTCTTTTTTTCCTTCTTCCATATCATCGAGTTCTCTTAAAAGTTCATCAAGGTCCATTTCGTCAAGTTCTTTACCTTCTTCCATTTCATCTGCTTCATCCATTGTTTCAGCTTCATCCATTTCTTTGGCTTCGTCCATATCGAAATTTTCCTTCATTTCCTTTTCGTCTTTTTTAGCTTCTTCGATTTCGGCTTCATCCATATCGTCCATTTCAGAAAGCTTTGCAGCTAACTTTTCTCTTAGATAAGGGGTGAAAGCTTCTTCCAAAGCAGCTTTTGCATTTGCAATAGCAGTTTCTTTAACAGCTTTTGCATCAGCGATTGCTTCTTTTAGCAGATCTCTGTTCATACTTTTTGTCCTCAAATTAAATGTTGGAAATACGCTTATTGGTAACGATTGTCGAAGCGTAATAAAATTTATTAGCGTGATGCGATATAAGAAAATCGCATATTACGAATATACATATATGGGGATTCTTTAAAGTCGCCTGTTGCATTAAAAAAAGACCCGCAAGCAGTTCTTATGGTATGCTTACGGGTACATTTATTGCCTAAGGTAGCAGGCGTCTTAGAGAATGGGGCAAGTCCCATTAGCGCAAAGTATTTCTGTTAATATAGAATTTACTTTTGCAAATTTATTTTCGGGAAGATTTTCTTTACCTTCTTTTACCAAATGCATATATGAACCTGGGTTTGAAGGGGTGGAAACGAAATCCCAACATAATAATTCGAAATCGTCTTGTACTTCTAGAGTTTCACCAATTTGTTTTAATGAACCCATTCCACGAGATGATACGCCTACTGTTACGTTATTTTCAATTAATGCTTTTAAAATATTACCAGATACTGTAGGTAAAATTTCTAATTTACCTATTACTTTATCTCCATCCCACCAAATATCTCTGATGATATGAGATACATTTTTAAGGTTAATAATTGAAGATTCAGGGTGATCTAATTCACCTGTTGCTCTATTTTCTTTAACAACATCTTGATATTTAGAAATTTCTCTTTCCCACAATTCTTTTGGATAATATCTTCCATTCCCGTTTTTAACTTCGGCAGTAGCAAGTATCCCTTCAACTAAAGGATTACCAGAAGGTGCTTTTAAACCTTCAATTAGTTGTATGGGGGCAACTGAAAACGGGATAGTTTCAATTAATACTTGTTTCATGATTTGTTATTTGTCTAAATCGCCGTAGCCACTTGATTTATATTTTCCTTTTGGTGCTTTAGGTTCGCCACCACCAACAAAATCTTTAGTGTATCCAATACCTTTAACACCAAATGAAGCATTTGTATGGTAATAATTAATATCTTTAGCCATGTTTTTAGCAACAATAGCTTTTAATTCATCAACTGTTTTTTTAGCATTTTTAGGATCAGCCATTTCGGTTAAATAACCTAACAAAAATGATTGACCATAAAGGTTATCAATATTTTTAGGATCATTATTATCGAATTGATGATCTAAAGCTGCTTGAACATCTTTATCAATTTTTTCGAATGAGTTTTGGTCACCGTATTCTTTTTTATCTTTAACACCTACTGCTTCTTCAATTTTTTCATTGAAAATTTTAAACCAGTTAGGTTGGGCTTTAGATTGAGTAACAATACCACCTATAGCTTCACTTAAAAGACTTTTACTTTTTAAAATATTTACAGCAGCATTAAAATCATTACCATGAGCAATATATTCAGGAAACATATTTCTAGCCATTTTAAGGAAATGGTCTTTATTACCTTTTCCTTCTTTTATAAGTTGATATTCTTGTTGTAAGGTTTTCATCTGTTATAAATATTATGTGTATAAAATTACGGGTGCACTACCTGCAGCTAAACTACAAGAAGTTATAAATAAAGGAATAGTAGCTCCTGCAGGAATGGTGAATGATACACCAGTTGCTTCTATAATTGCTTGATTTGCTTGTAATCCGTTCCCGTACTTAAATGCAGAAATTGTTGATCCGGTTGGTGAAGCTGCCGATCCAGTTCCCAAGGAAATTATTCCAGCAAAAGATCCAGTAACTGAATTTCCTGCTGTTAAAAGTACTCCACCAAAATTTATTGGTATATTTGCCATATTATTGTTTTTTAAATAAGTCTATTAAATCGTTTAAATAATCATTTGCTAAATCTGTTCCATAAACAACAGAAAATGAATTTGGATTTTCTCTGTAGTAATCCATTGTATCATGTTTTGCTGCTTGTAATAAAGGAATTAAAGCATTTAATTTTTTTTCTAAAGTATCAAATCCTTCTAATCTATCTGTTATAAATTTTCTTTTATCAGGATCTGTAATGTTAATGCCATTAAGAAAATCTTCAACATCTGTTGCTTCCATTACTCGTTTAACTTCAATACCTTTAGCTTTTTTATTTAATTCTTTTTGATTAACTAATTTGTATTTAAAGTCTTTAACATAAACATTATCTTTAACACCTTCAGGACCTGCTTTAGGACCAGGACCAAATGTTGCTCCAGGACCTTCATTTACTTTTTTCCATCCAGCTTGCGTATAAGCGCCATATGTTGATTTGCGAGGAGATGGACCTGTATGATTTTCACCTTCTCCACCCGAAATAAATCCTGAGTTTGAGGATATGGTATTATCTTCTGCTATCATTTTAATTCTAGCATATTCTTCAGGATAATTTTTTCGAACATGAGTACGTAACTCATTAAATATTTTAGTTAATTCTTGCTGGAGTTTTAACATTGTAGAATCTGAACGGAGGGCTTTGTTTCTAACTAAAGAATCCATAAATTCTTTAGATTTTTTTAAATTTCTAAATACTGAAGTAAAATCGGGAGTGTCTTCAATATCCCAAGTAATTCTACCTGTTTCAGGATCAATATCAGTAACTGTAGATTTTGTACCTTTACTGTACTCTACATCACCAATTTTTAATTCCTTTAATTTATATTTAAACTTATCCATTTGATTTAACAAGTTCTTCTAATAATGAAAAATATTGTAACAAATTAATTAATTCATTATCACCAACATTAGATACTTTTCTTAAAGGTGATAACATATTATTAACTTCTGTTATTTTAATTTGAATAGCTTTATCTTTAATATTAGGAGTAAGTTTAGTTAATTCTTCTTTAATTTGTTGAATTTTATTATTATAAAATTCTTTTAATTTTGGAGTTGAATCAACTGAATTGATGAATTCTTTTAAAACTTCTTTTTGGTAATTATTCAAGGTAGCATATTTACCATTGAATTTTTCTAACATTACTTTGTAAGTTAAAATACGTAAATCTTTATCGTATGATTGAAATTCTGTCATTAAATCATCTTCTACTTTTTGTTTATCAACAATACGTGTTGTTAAACTTTCTAAAATAGCAATTTTATTGTTGATTATTTGATCAGGATTTGATAAATTTTCACTATTATAAATCTCAACTAATGTATATAAAGCAGCATGTATTTTATAATTTGGTAATTTTGTTTTAAAGAACTCATCTAAATTATAATATTCAGATATTTCTTTAATCAAATTATATTTTTGTCTTTTTAAAGCACCTCTGTTTAAATTTTTAGAGGATTCAATAACTGAATTAATTACAACTTCTGCTTTGCTTTCTGTAATATTTTTATGCTTGGATAGAGTTTCATACAATTTGTATTCTCTTCCTAATTCTGTTTTAACAAAATATTTTTTTAGAATATTGGTTGCTTTTGAATCTTTTCCTGACAAAGTATCTGAAGTAATTTGTCTTACTAAAAGTTCAAACAGAATTCCAGTATTCTTGTACTTAGAATGTTTTATATTCATCCCTATAGGTTTTATTATAAATATATAAAGATTTTTATTCTCTTATTTGATTTTCATCTAATAATGAAGATTTCGGTTTATCCTCATTAAATGAAATTTTTTTAACTACACTTTCAATTAATGTTTTATTTTTAAGATAAACTTGTTTAGCTTCTAATGCTAGTGGAGAATCACCTTTATATTCTGGTTTGATTGAGTCTGATTCGTTATCGTCTTTTTTCATTCCTTTATTACCTAATCTATCTTTACCGAAATTATCATCTTGAGTATTTCTAGTAGTTGATTTTTCTTCAGGACGACCCATTTTTAAATCATCTCCGTATCCTACAGGAACATTATCTGGTTCAGAATATATTCTTCCTTTACCATAAAGTGAAGCTAAATCGTGTGGTGTACCATATGATTTACCTGTTACTTTAGGATCATTACCTTCTTCTTCTAATTGTTTATATCTAAAGGTACGTTTTTGGTCTTCAGCTAATAAATCTCTATATTCATCGTACTCATCTTGGCTAAAGTTAAATATATGATCATAAATCCAATCAGTAGGTAATAACTTAGTTTCCATAATCTTTTGAGCTAAGTCTACTTTTTGAGTTAATAATGCTATTTTTTCTTGGTCATATATAATTGATGGACCCGTTAAATCTAATTCAAAATTAGTTAATTCTTCACCAGTGTATCCTTGCGAATATAAATGAACTAACGCGATCTTATATAACTCTGATAGAACAATGCGTTGTATACGGTCAATTGTGCGAGCAAAACGTATATCTTCAGCGGCTAATGTTGCTTTACCAGTTAAATCTTTTTCATAGCCCATAAATGCTTTAGGCACCTTAAGGGCAGCAAATAATTTATCACGTAAATAAGTAACATCTTGAATTCCATCATATTGTAAACCAGGTGTAGTTTCAATTTTAGTTGATGTATCATTTCCACGAATTGGAATATAAAAGTCTTCCAATAAGTTTTGCATGTTATATTTTAAATTATACTCACCGGTTTGACTATCCATTAATGGAGTACGTTTCATAGTAGAAATAGTTTTCTGCATGAAATTTTCTACTTCATTAGGAGGAATTGAACCAACATTAATATAAAATATGCGACGATCAGGACTACGAGAAATTCTATGGATTAACATAGCATCCTCCATTAAAACGTATTGTTTAAAGATACGACGAGCAGGTTCTAAATATGAACGACCATAAGGAAGATAATTAACATCTGTTAATAATCTAAAATGAGCCATCTCATAATTATCAAAATAAATACCGGGTTGGTTATCTTGGTATTGACCTAATACTGGAGTACCATAATAACCTGAACCACCAGCATAAATACCTTCTGGGGAATATCTAAATCTTACAGCATTTGGATGTTCTTTATCATAATTTTCTTGTCTTTCAATATGGTAAGCAGTGTATGGGATTACATTATAAACTCCATATTTTTCTGCGATTTCCATTTTAAGGAAAAAGTCACCATATTTACACATTTGGCGAATCCAAGACCATAAATTAAATTCGATGTTTAATACATCATAAAATAAATTATAAAGGATTTGTTGTACATCTTCGTTATTTGATTTAATACGAAGTACTTCTCCCATATCATTTTTTAATGTACTTTCATCAGCTATAATATCAAGGGCAGAAGCAACAATAGCATCATAATCCATATTATCATAGTCTGAATAGACCATGGTTCTTAGGTATTGCCAATTTATATTAATCTGGGAACCTAAAAGTGAAGTTGATGCTGGGGAGTATAAGCGATTATATCTATCCATTAATGAATTTGTAGCTACATCCCCGGATTGTTGGATAGAATCTACATCCATTACTTTTAATTCATTTCCACCTACGTTTCTTACGATAACATCTGTTGAAAACAAACGTTGTAATCGGGTGAATAAACTAGTATCTGCCATTGTTTTTTAATTCGTTATATATATAAATATTATAACAACCATCTAATATCCTCAAATCCACCATCTGTTTTTATTTGATATGGATTTTTTGGAGCATTTAAGTTGTAAGCACCAACATACGTACTCTTACTCATATTACCAAGCGTAGCTCGAGTCATATCATGAGATTGTTGCTGGAATTTTAGTGAGGTATCTCTTAGGTACATTCCAATGCCAAAGCTCATTACTAAATCATCATTATAACCAGATTGAGCTTCAGGTCTACCATTTTTCCAAATAAATACTTTCATTTCTTCTAACAAACGTTTTGAACGAATTGTTACAGAACGATCACCAATATATTCTCTAAATTTATTTACAACTAAAGGTCTTGTTCTTAAGGACATTGTAAATCCAGGTGTCATTTCAGAACCACCTTCAAATACTCGCAGATAAGATTCAGCTGTTAATTGGTCAGATTTTGGTGAATGATATAAATTTCTATATCCTCTTTCAATTACAGCATCTAATGTTGCCCATCCAATTGATGCATTTTCAATTACCAACATTGCATTATTATATTCGGATCCTAATCCAACTAAAAAATATCCAAATTCTTTAGGGGGAAGTTGTCCTTTATATTCAGCAACTTGTGTGTTAGTTGCAATATCAATTACGTGACACGCAGAAGAGTCTTTACCATCACCTCGGGCTACGTCAGCTACTATTATATATTCACGTGTATAATCTGCTGGTTCCCATACCCATAAATTTTGGTCGGCTCCTCTACGTTCAAGTGGTTCTTTTATTGTTGTTTCTTTTATAAAATCAACCCATTCAGGATAAAATACCACATCACCTGAGGTACTAAAATCACAGTCACATTCTTGAGATGCTAATCTAGGGTCACCTAAAAGTTCATCTTGGCGTTTTCTCCAAGTTTCATCTCGTTCAGGATGAACGTACCAAGGTAGCTTGATAGGTAAAAAGTCGTTCTCTGCTGATTCCGCTGATACCCATGTTTTGTGGAACCAATTCCCAGTTCCATACGGTGTTGAAAGTACTATTGCTCCACCACCCGTTGCTAGTGTTTGTTGTGCTGATGCCCATATTTCTCCGATTTGTTCAATGAAAGCTGCCTCATCGACTATTAGTAAAGATACTGCTTCTGATCGACCAGCATCACTACTTGCTGAGGTAGCTTTGATTTGTGATCCGTTACTTAATCTTAATGTTAATTTATTATGTTCGTCTGCTGATATTTTAAGCCATGAAGGTAAATTATCAAACATAAACTTAACCTTTGTAACCATGTTTTTAGCAGTTTCTTGCTTAGTTGCAATACAAAGTACGTTTTTATCTTTATGAAATAACATTAACCATAAAGAATAACCTGCTGCTAGTGTTGATATACCTAACTGGCGAGATTTTAGTACGATTGAATATGGATTATCTCTAAATAAACGTAGTGTTTTTTCCTGGAAAGGGTATAGGTTAAATAATACTCTACCTCTTTGTGGGTGTTGAATGTGGCAATATTTTTTCATAAAATGCGCAGGATCTGCTGCACATTTTAAATACTCTTCACGTATTATTTGCCTTAAATCGGGTTGTTGACTCATAACAATATTAAAATTAAAGCAATAGCATTCAAACCAGCAACTCCCCAAGCAATTTTGGTTTTAGTTTTCTGTTTTTGAAATTGTTTGTCTTTAATTTTGATTTCAGAATCCTTATTTTGGATAATCTGTTTAAAACTTACTTCATTTTTTTGATATAAATGAATTGTACTATCTTGTTTAACAATAACAGAATCTTGGTTTGTAACTATTTGAGTTAATAAAAGAGTTGAATCTCTAGATATATCTAATTGGGTTAGTAAAAAATCTCTTTCAGTTTTTACTAATAATGCTCTTTTTAATGATTTACAAGGAACACAACAAGTGCTATCATTGGAAAGCGTTTGTGAATTCGCTAATAACGGCAGCGTTACTAAGAGAATTAATGCGATTAGATTCTTCATTGTATTTTTGTTTATTTTTTTTAGCTTTAATCTTTAAAAGAGCTAATTTCTTTTTATCTTCTTCTACTTTAAGTTTATATTCTTTAATTTCTAAAGATAAAGAGTGGATTATAACTTGATTCGAATCAATATTAGCTTTTAAAGAATCATTTTGACGATGAAGACTTTCGATTTTATTTTTATAGTCTATATTTTTAGCATAATTAATATTATTGTATATAATTACAACAATTAATATTACAGTGGCATAGCTAAGAATTTGATAAATGTATTTCATTATTCTTCACCGTCATCATCCATTGAAGGATTAATCATAGCTTCAATTTCTTTTTTAAGCTTAGTTAAATTCTTTAATTGACCAACGTATTTTTGCTTTTCAGCACCTTCAGCTGATTTGTATTTATTTACAATAGATTTCATCTGCTTAACTACCTCACCATATTTAGACTGTAATTTAGCAATTGAAGCATTAGCTGCGATATCCTTAGCTGTAGGTTCAGTATCAAATTCTTCTTCATTTTCTAAAGTAACAGTTCCACCTGCTTTTAAAGTATTAACAGGAGTTACTTTATCTTTTGAAGCAGAAAATTTAGGATCTTTCTGGAGGTCATCTACAGCTCCTGGTCCTACATAAGTAGCTTCGGATAATTCATTTACAATAAGTTCTTTAATATATTCTTTAGCTTCAGATTTTTTCATTTGTAAAAATATTTTGTTATAAATATTACAAAGAAAGGGCAGATTTCACTTGTGCAATACGTTCTTCAGTAGAACCACTAATAATTGTATAATTTTTAAATTTATATTTATATCGTTTAATTATATTCTGGATTATAAAATCAATTAATTCACGATATTCTAGATCAGTTTCACGAACACCATTGTCTTCCATATCAACTCCTTCAGGAGAAACATAAAAAATATAATCATATTCAGATAATAAACGTGCCGCTAATGTTTGAAAATCATCGGCTTCATGATAATCAATTGATTTAGCTGCTTTAGTAAATGCCATAACATCAATAATAGTACGGTCTGTAATAATATTTTCGCACATTAATTCACTAGCTCGCTCAGCCAAAAATACAATTTGACCTTTAATTGTTGAATCTGTGTTTAATGGGATACCTAACTCCATTAAATACTTTGAGCGTTCAGTTCTAAATTGATAATCTTTAAATTCAGGTAATTCCTTCAACGCATTTACAAGCGTTGTTTTACCTACTGACATTGTTCCGCAAAAACCTATTTTCATCCTTGTGAATCTCCTTTTTTAACTCGATAACTATCTTCTTCAAAATGTTTTGTTGATACTTCAAAAATTGTAGCTTCATCGGTAAGTGCCATTAATTGATGAGGTTGACCACGTTCTAAATCTACAACATCTCCTTCTTTAAGCCACACTACTTTTGTTTCTGCTGTTTCAGTATTAATCCATCTATATTCAAATTCTCCTTTAGCTACATACCATGATTCTTCTTTAATCAAATGATAATGCATTGAAAATTTTTTACCTTTTTCAAATACAAGGAGTTTACCACAATAAGCATCATGATTTACAATCCAAAGTTCATGACCCCATGCTTTTTCATATCTATCTCCCTTGCGGGGAATTGGTTCATATTTGTGTCCCATTTTAAAATCTATTTGTTTGTCCTTTTAATCCAGGATTTTTATACCAAGGTAATCCTTCTCTTTCCTTGCGAGCTTGTCTCCACTCTTCTTCTGTTTTTTTAATACCATTAAGATAATATTCACGTTTACGATTATCACCTTCTGGTATTAGTGCCGGACCTTCCCAGTTATGAAGTTTATTATCGAAAACATATGCTATTGTACCATCTACTTTAGTAAGTTTCTTTGATGGGGTGTACTTGTGGTTTGATTTTTGTTCCATATTAAAATAAATCTCCTGTTCCTTGTTCGTAAAGATACAAATCATTTTTATGTTCTCCAAGTATAGATTCACAAACATAAATTGCTTGTGCTCCTGATACTGTAATACCTCGTGCTGATAAAGCATCACCTACAAAGTGTACATTTGCATAATCAGCTAATGCTAAATTACTATAATCTACTTTAACTTCAGGTGATAGATATTTTACTTCAGGAATATAAATACCCCAATCGTCTTGTAATGTTGGGAATACTTTTTTCATGTCTTGAATAAAATCCATAACATATTTAAAGTAACCTTCCATAGCAGGTTCAACAACATGAGCTAATGTATCTAAACTAATTTGAGTTGCTGTTACACCATTACCTTCAGATGTAGTTGATGGTTGACGAGATGGACTATAATATAAACCAGTACCATTTGCTTGTACTTTATTTACTACATCACGTGACCATTTAAACGGATCTTCAATACCATTAATTTCCATTAAGATACCGAAATTAGTCATATTATTTCTATATGCTTCGTCTTTCTTAGCATGTCCATTATATGAATGATCACCATATGTTTCCTCTACAGCAACATAAGCAGCATTATTATTTGTACAGAATGAACGTAATGAAACTCCTTCATCTTCAAATTTTCTATATAACTTAAAGTCATATGAAATATCGATTAGTTTTTGAAAGTGTTTTTGTGGTGCTTCAAATCGAACTCCAATTTGTACTGATTTGGGTTCATCTGGGAGTTCGTATTGGTGGGCTAGCTCTTGAGCAAAATCAATGCCTGATTTACCTACTGCAAATATAAGTTCATCATATATTAAAGATTTAATTTTTCCTAGTTTAACAGGTAAAGAAGAATAACCTAATGAATTTTTATTAAAATTAACATCAGTTACTTTAGTTTCCCAAATAAACTTTACACCTTTTTCAACTAAATAATCATACCAATTTTTAGCAATTTCAGATAGATAATCTGTACCTACGTGCCATACTGGGAATAAGCGTAAACCAAAATAGGGTTTGATAAATTCAGGTTCTGCTTCAGGATTTGAACATTGTACTTCTTCTGGTTTAGGGTGGAAACGTTTGAAATTGGTAATGACTTGATCCATCAATTCCATTGCTTTTTCCTCACCACAATATTTTGATAGTTGACCTCCAATTGCTGTGTGATAAGTCAATTTACCATCAGACCAACCTCCAGCACCTAAGAAACCTGTCATTACTTCTTCAGGTTTACGTTGGTATGGATCTTTACCCATATCAATTACAGTGATCATTTCACCAGGATAACCGTTATCAACAAGTTTTGTTGCTGCATTTACACCTGCTACTCCTGCTCCTACAATTACTATTTTTTTCATTTTATAATCAGCGTTTAATATTTAAATATACATAAAAAAAGTGGCGTCTCCAAATTGGATGACGCCACAGCTGTCAAGTTTTTAAGAAAAATCGGCGGGCTATGAATCCGCCTATAAATTAAGCAAATAAACCTGAAATGAATTGTTTAATTTCACCTCCTTTAACAGCACTTAAAGCTGTTTCTAAAGTAGCTAAAGATAAATTTTTGGCTTGGAGTGCTTTAACGGCTGTTGCTCCTGAAGCAACCAAGAAAGTAGCTACAATTACGTGAAAAATACCATTTGCTATTTTTTTAGCTTTAGTTTCATCTTTAACGAATTTTTTAACAACTGCTGTTAAAGGAACCATATATAAATGATGTAATTCATCAGCAATTTTACCTAATTTAGTCATCCATTGTTGATAAGCATCTTGATCGGTTGGTTTTTTACCTAACATTTTATTAACCATATTACCAGCTGCTTGACCAAATTTAGCAACTAATCCCATAATAGCGGGGAGTGCAATAGCAATACTAGCTACTGTTAATAAACCTTCGTTAGTTGTTTTTGATGCTTTAGCTAATTCAGTATCCATAGTTTTTAATATAGAAGACATTTCATCTTTTACATCATCTACTACAGCTTGTTCTTTATCATCTAAGTTAATATCAACTTCTTTTAAATTTTTTTCTAACTGTCCCTCAGCTAAAAATTTTCTTAAATCAAATGCGTCTGCTTGTTTCACGATTTGTGTATTTTTAATTTTAATGTTCCTGTTCCTTTGATTACACGATGCCACTCATGTTTTGATATAAATATGGGTGAATTTATAGAAGTTGGTAGTTGATTATCAAGTTGCAATTTCCAATCTGTTTCTCCAATTATTTCAACTGTTCTATTTTCATTATCACGATGCCATAAAAGTTCTATTGGATCTATATTTTCGTTAAATTCACGAATAATATATTTGTCAGTAACTTTTATGTCTGTGTATGGTTTACTCATCGTAATTAAATTTTGTAGCATTTGCTGCTGTCCATCTATCTTGATTTTCACATATCCATGTTTTGGTAGAAAATCTAAAATATGGAATTTTTAAATTTGTTGAAGAGGTTTGTGATTGATGTTTCCAAATAATTCTATTATTAGGTTGAGCAGCAAATTGACCATTATCTAATTTAATAATATTAAATGATTTGTGTTCATTTGGTGTTTCAGCCCATGAAATATCTAATTCATTTGGGTCTGAGGAGCATGAGTCTATAGTAAATAGGTAATATCCAGGGGCTCTAGTTTGGTCTTTCATTACTACTTCACATCGAGCGTTTCGTAGTCTTTGTTTTTTAACTACAGTTATATTATATGAAAAACAATCCCATAATTGAAGCCAATCTAAAGGATATAATTCATCTTCTTTTATATCTGTTTTCCAAACATAAGCATGTAAAGGTAATTTATCGTATAAAGCACCATAATCATGTATTAATGATTCAAAATATAGTGCTTGATTAGGAATAGATTTAGTAGATATCCAATGAGCAGATTCAAATTCCCCTTTTCCAAGAGGATTTTCATTTTCATCTACTTGGAAATCATACAAAAATTCTTTTCTAATAAAAACTTCTATTGGGGGGATATTTGCTATTAAATAGCTCATTTATTTTTTATTTCGAATTAATAATTCACCTAAAACCTCTAAACGACCAACCTCTCTTTGAAATTCGATTTGAGTCATATCTAATGAAATTTTTTTATAGGTTTCTTTAAATTCTTTTTCAGCTTCTTTAAAGTCCATTTTACCTTCATTTGCCTTTTTATAGTAAGGAGCTTTTACTTTAAAGTGATGCCAAGTTAAAAGTGCTAATCCACCTTTTTTTTCTGCTGTTTCAGCTATTTTAGCAGCACCCTTGCCTCTAATATTAGCAAATTCCTCAAAAGTTTCCTTAAGTTTTTTTGCTTCGTTTATTAAATTAATTAATTTTATCATTAATTATAAAGTTTATATAATTTATTTAATTATTCCAAGGAGGAGTTAAAGATATTATAGTAGGATTTATTTGTTCGTTTATGTTATTTTGTAATAAATCATAAATTTCTTGAACACCTACAACTCCAAATGTATCTTTTACCCATGTAATTACTTGTTCCTCTGTTAAAGATTCATATAAGGTAAAACTATTAGGATTTGGAGATGGAAGAATTAAAGATCCTTGTAATTGAAAAGAATATTCTATTTCTTCTATAATTTCTATTGCTGTACATTTCCAATGTGCTTTATACACTACATTAGATAAACCATTTTCATTAGTTTTACATTCTAAACTTGATATTGTCCAATTTATTTCCATAATATATTACATTATACCTCCAACAATATTATTAGCTATATTTTCAGCAATTAAAAACATTGTACCATTCGAACCGGCAATAGGTTGAATTTGTGCCGATGCACCACCAGCACTTATAGCTACGTTAAATGTAGTATGTCCTGCTGCTGTAGTGCTACCACTAAAAATAATATGACGTTGAGTTGCGTTTGTATTTCTAATCCAAACTCTAACTTGTCTTCCTGAAGACAGGTTACTAATAATTAAACTTCGGGTTGTGGTAAAAGAAGCTACCCAATATAAGGATTGAGTTAAAGAAGCATCAACTGTTACATTTCCATCTGTGGTCCGTGAAAAACCAGCTAGAGAATCTCTATTTAATATACCTGCTCTAAGTTCACCTGTTGAAGGATTAAAAGTTAAATTAGAATCACTATAAAAAGATTCTCGTGCAGGAGAACCAGGGTTAGCATCAACAAATGTAGGATAAAAAATTGCATTAGTGTTATTTTGAACTACTAAACTTTGAGATGAATATAATCCCCAAGAAGATGTATTAGCTATTGAAGATGTTACTGTAAGATTATTTGTAGTTGCATTATATGTAAATGTAGAACTATCAACTCTAGGTAACCGACCCCCAGATGTACTATCTACAAATACAGGGTAATAAGGTCCTGTACCTGTTGAGGTATTAGTTATATTGATAGTTGATGATGTGTTAGCTAATGATGATGTAATAGCTACTCCGTTTATTGCTGTAACTCCCATAATTTATATTTTATTTACCAAAAACCTGAAAAGTTTGATTTTAAACCTAATAATTTAGCATATCGTGGTAAACGACATGACCAATATGATGCTTTTGTTCTATCATTACGAGTTGAACATTTATGTCTTTTAGCAAAAGCAGTTCTTGCTTTTGAATTATTAATTTTTGCTTTTAACCCACCTGAACCAAAGCGTACTGTTTTAATTCGTTTGGTTTTAGGATCACGCACATATACTTTATAAGCTTTACCACCTGATGTTGAACGCATTGGTTTTCCAATGGGTGGGTCTTTCTTTTTGGTTTTAGCTTCATTTAAATTGAATTCCTCATCTTCCATAATAAAATCTAAAGGAACACGAGTACCATCTTCTAAGATACCATATTCACCTAAATTAGTTTCAGTTAAAATAGATAAATCATCAGCATTGGTTACTTCAATTATACCACGAGAATATAAAGTACGTGCTTCAGCCCATAAATTAAAATAATTTGATGAACCTGCACGATATACATGTTCTGTAAGCGGTTTTTTATTGTCTATATGGTATTTTAAACCCTCAGACAATATCTCACGCGGTGCTAAATTTTCATTTAACATAAGCGCAGGTTTTTTAGTATCACAAGTATTGCATCCGCAGCTACACATATATTTTTTATTATAAATATTAATATGCTTTAATAAATACAGAACTTATATCGCTCTGGCTTTTAGCATAGTTTATCAAGGAAGATATAAATATGTTTCTTTGTCTTTTAGGAGCAGATGATACTATATCAATAAGATTAAGTGCTAAAAATTTTGAATATTTTTTATCATCTCCTGCTTCTTTATAAAAATTATCGAATTCACCTTGAACGTGTTTTTCAAATAAATTTTTAAATTCAGTTTCAAACTCAGGGGTTGGATTTTTAACTAAATTTCTTACTTCAGAAGGGTCTTTAGTTTGAGGTAATCCTACTTTAGATAATAATTGATTAACTAATCCTAAAGATACTTTACCGTGTTTTGCCTCAGTTCCAATAATTTCACCTTGAAACCCAGACATATTTTCAAATGTTCTAAATTGAATTTTACCACCTGAGTAGTTAATATAGGCATCTTTGGATTTATCACTTGAAGATACACTTTCGTAAGTATATTGTTGTTTAGGAGAATCGTTAACAACATCAATTTTAGCATCTGATGTTTTCTTTAAAGATACTCCTATCAATTTATTAGAATCAAATAATTTTTTAATTAAAGCATTTAATTCATTAATTTCAGTAGGAAATTCTGTTGACTTAACTTCAGGATTAACCATCCAAATATCAGCAGGATTCCATTTATTTATATTTCCAGTTTCACCTGATTCTTTTAATGCTAGTTTAGCTGCTGTATTTATTCTATCTACAAATTCAGAACCTCTATGAAATTCAAAATTACCAGGATATGAGGAAGCTAATTTATTTGCTATTGAAATAGAAGAAGTCATCCAATCTGGGTTAGAATTTAAAAATGATTCTATTTCTTCTATACTATTAGTAGTGTTTGAAGTAGATTTAGCTTTAGAATAATTTTCAGGAGTTAAATCTTCTTTTGATATATCTTTTCCTAAAACATTATATCTAATAGAATTAACTACTGCTTGTGCAGATTCAGCTAAAGCTGTATTTGCGGCACCACCTCCTGAACCTTTACCCCCACCAAATTCTGCTGATTTTTTTAATTTTCCTGAAGATAAAGTGACTGATGTTCCATTTGAATCTCCAGTTACTGTGATTTTTTTAGCTTTATTTAATGCTTGAATTAAATCGTCTTGAGATGAAGATTTATTAAAATCAACGCCATCAATATTAACTTTATTTAAAGTAATAGTTCCTCCATCTTCTAATTCAAAAGAACTATCATTAAACAATTTTTCAATAAATTTAGGAATACGAGGTGCTCTTTTTTGTAATTCAGCAGGTGTTAAACCTTCATTTACTTTTACATCAATATTAAATTTTTCTAATAATTGTTCCAATAAAAGAATATCCTGCTCATTATTCATGTCAGGATATCCTTTATCAAATTTATAAGAAAATTTTTTAAAAAATATGTCGAAAACGTTCATGTTTATGCTGTTGTTTCTTCTTCTTCAGCTGCTGGTTCTTCTGCTGCTGGTTCTTCTGCTGTTCCTTCAGCTGGGGCTTCTCCTTCTGCAGGAGTTGGAGCTCCATATGCTAACAATCTAGCAATAGATTCGGCAGCCATTTCTTCTTCACCTAAGTTTAATAAATAATATTTTTTACCTTCAACTTGAGCAATCCAACTTCTTTCAGTATAAATTAACATAAAATTTTCGTCGTTACCAAGTACAATTCTAAATGTTGTTGGACGAGGAGCAACCCATTCTATAGCTTTCATAAAGACCTCATACTGATCAGTTAAAAGATCTGTAATTATGTCTTTTAATTTTGGAAATTTAGTTAAAACAGGGAATTTTTCAGCATCAAGAGTAACCTCTCCACCTTTATCTAAATCGATGGTTTTAGCTTTATACGTTTTTTGTACAAGCATTTTGATTTTATCTCTTAATTCGCTTTTTTTCATTATTTAGACTTTAACTGCTTAACTATTTTTTCTGCTAAATAAGGTTTAATTATTTTTTCAGCTGTTTCAATTTTATCATCATTCATAGCTTTTCTTGCTTGTTTGATATTATTTTGATCATCAGCTGCTTTATTTTTTGGATCTTTTAAAGCTTTAGTAATTTTAGCAGCTAATTTATCTACTTTAGTTGTTTCACCTTCCATCATTGAAGCTTCAGGTTCATTCATATTAGATTCTTTACCTGTTAAGGTATCTACAGCAGCATCAATAGCTGGTTCTTTTAGTTCAAAGTCAAGATAATGTTTAGCTGAAACCATATTATTCATAGCAGTAGTTATTTTTGATTGCCACCAACCTGGGAAATCAATTTCTTGGCCTGTTTCTTCTAATTCATCAGTTATAGCATATAATTCCATAGCGTATTTTCCAATACGATATAGTTCTGCTTTAATCATATGTGGTTCATTATCTTCGTGACCTAAGTCGATATCTTCTTTCATTTCTCCTTTTGCTTTTTTGATAGCAGCATCACGCTTTAAAAGATAATCTTTAGAATCGATATCTCCGTCTCCGTCCATATCTTCTTTTTTACCTTCTTTTAAAGCAAGTTTGTCTGGGGCGTATTGGTTATAAAGATTTTTGGCTTCTTTACCATATCCCATAGCATCTAATTGTTTTACAAGTTTTAAAAGATTATCATTTTGGGCTTCTCTTTCAGGATTAATATAATCAGCCATGAAATACCACCAATCGTTAGTTTTTAAACCTTTCTCCAATTCATCCATCATCATAGATACTTGGCCTAGTTCTTGTTCTCCTTCATATCTATCAGCACCAACTTCAATATCCGCTTCTTGCATTAATGCTTTGCGAACCATTTCTTTAAGTTTATTTTTGTTTTCTGATTCTGCCATTTTTTTAGCTATGTTTGTTGCACGTCCATACATGACTGCTTCAGCATCTTTGCCGTAGCGTTTAACAAGAGCGGACTTGTTTTTCTTCAAGTCCTTAATTACTTTTTCTCTTGCTTCTAATTCGGCTTTTGTAAGCTTCTTTTCAGTTATATTACTTTTTGTCTTCATCGATTGACGCTTTTCTGTATTCGGTAACCAATTTCTTGATTTCACCTAATGCTTTGCGAGCGCGACCATGAGCAGCTTTTGATTTTCCAGCATGTTCTGCTTTAAATGATTCGTAAAGTGCTTCAATTTTTTCAAAAATTTCTTGAGTATTCATAATTTTTATTATTTATAGATTAATTATTAATTCGTTGCCACATTGGGAAAACAACTTCTTTGATTTTCATGGAAGAATCTTTATCATCTTTCATGTCTTTTTCTAATGCTTTAATATGCTCAGCATCATCTGCTTCAGCATCTTTGTAATATTTCTTTTTACCTTCTTCCATTGATTTTTCAGCACCTAATAATTTAGCTAAACCAATCAAAGCACCGGCAACTCCTGCTGTGATAGCAAATCCAGCAGCTACACCAGGACCTAAACTTCCAATTGCTACTGGAATGATAGGAACAAGAAGAGATTTCATTAGACCACCTCCAACATCTTGTAAAGCACTAGCTACTTTTGCTTTAGTATCTCCTTCAGCTTCGTATAAAGATTCATTAAGTTTAGCAGCTACATCTTTTACATTAGAAGTAGCAGTAACTCCTAATTTAGCTAATTCAGCTTTTAATTGATCTTTTTGTTCATCAGATAATTTACTTACTGTTGCTTCTAATTTATCTTCTACAGCAGTTTCGACTTTTTTACCAATTGATGTAACATCTTCTTCACCTTCAGCTATTGCGCCTTTATCAACTACGTGAGCACGAGTAAAGAATGTAATTGTATTACCAATTTGATCAGTTAATTTTTTATCACCTAATTTTTGAGCGGCTGCTTGAGCTTGTGTTAAAGCATCTTGTACTGCTTT